TAGGCGCACGCTCCTGGCATACTGCTCGGGCGTCATCCACTTGGGCTGAAACGGGTCCGCGTCACTCGTGGCCTTGTCGGCGCTCAGGACGGCAAGCCAGTTCATGAACTTCATGCCCTCGTCGCGGCGGGGCTCGTCGGGCTCCGGTGTCATGGTGTTACCCCCTCAGGTATCGTCTCGCAGGGAGATCAGGAACTCCAGCTCTTTACGCGCCGCCTCGCGGAACGCAAGCTCGGCAAGCGTGCGGCTCTGGCCGAAATACCGAGGGTATGTCGAGCCCCCGTCGATCCCTCGGACCTTATCAAAAGCCCACCGCGCCTCGTTCCAAGGCGAGTCGTCACACTCACTCTCCCCCGTCCGCTCTGCGACGGGGCAACCGTCGCAATTGTCCCCACTGAATAACCCACACAGCGCGCAGTCGTCGCCATAAACCCTAGCCTCCTCGAACGGCCCGAAGAGGTTCTGCTCCCAATGATCGATGCTCTTTTCGAGCGCGATGGTCGTAGTGTGATCCATGTTACCCTCCTAGGTTGCAGCGTGCGATGATGATAGGTGCTTGGCTCAGCGGCGTCGGAACGCAGCGAACACCAGGATGAACACCAGGAAGGCGACGCCCGCGATCCCCGTGCCGATCTCCGGGGCGGGTGACGGGCAGAGCTTCTCCCAATTCGTCTCGGCATGTATCTCGGTCATGTGTCCCTCCAAGGATGTGAGCCGCGCCCCGTAGGGCGCAGCGTGTCAGCGTGTTACCTGCGCAGGTTACCGGCCCAGGTTAATGTGCAGCGGGCGGCTCTTGAACGCGGCGAGCGCAGCCTGCTCCTTCGCGATCTTGTCGCGACGGGCCTGCTCGGCAGCCTGCCAGGCGGCGCGGGCCTCCGGGTCCAGCTCGAACCAAGTCTCTTGAAGGTAGTCGATGGCGGCTTCGAGTGAGGCGCTGTCCACGCCCGGCACGGCGTCCTTATCGCCCGTCGCCTTCTTCCCCTTCTTGAGCTTGACGGCTCCCTCATAGAGGCGCTTGGCTTCATCGGCGAGCGTCTTCTCCTTCTTCTCCGGGAACATGACGCGCTCGATCCCGCCCTGGTCCAGCACGATCCCCTTGTTCTTGTCGTCAAGCTGCTCGCGCGCCACGTCCACGAGGAACGCATAGGTCGTGCCGGGCTTCATGGCTTTAGCCGTCTCGGGCTGGGCGGCGGCAGCGATGCGAAGCTCGTAGGCAAGCTCGATCATGTCCACGCCTTCCTCGCCGAACGCCGCGCCCACGAGCATGATCTGGCGCAGCTTCGAGACTTGGTTCTTGATGCTGTCCTCTTTCTCGTAGATTTTCCCCATGCGCGCATGACGCCGCTTCTGGAAGCGCACATACAGGTCCTCGGCTTCGTCCGACCCAAAGAGCCTGTCCGCCGCGGCGCGCACGGCTTCGCGAGCGAGTGTGGGAAGCGACTGCACGCCAGCTCCAGCGTCCTCGCCGAGCTTGGCGACGCGCTGCAAGAACTTCTTGCGCGCCGCGATCAAGGCGTTGTCCCCAGACTTCGCAATGAGCGCGCTGTCCTCCTCCTCGATCTGCTTCGCCTGGGCAGCGATGGCAGGTGTTACCTGCGCAGGTTCCTCCTGCTCCGGCAGAACGACGGGGTCGGGGAACACATCCGTGTGGGACACGGTCTCGGCGGCGAGCTGCGCCAGCAACTCTTCGTCGCTCAGGTTCTCCGTCGCTTCGTCCGGCGCGAGTTCAATGGTGTGCGCGGCTTCAACGCCGTTCAGCGTCTCGCCCTCTTCGCCTGTTCCGTCGGCAAGGACAAACTCCGGGGCTTCGGCAGCCAGAGCCTCAGTCACGATCTCGTCGGACACAATCATCTTCTTAGCCTTGCGAGCCATGTGGTTCTCTCCTGTGGTTGTGGGTTGGATTGGTGTTGCGAAACGATACCTAGCACGGTAACACCGTCCCGGCTAGGTAATTCTTAGCGTGCAAACGTGTTATGTTTACAGCTTGGGGTTGTGGGTGGCGCGTGATGATAGTTGCACGCGCTATGCGTTCAAGTCCAGCGTGCCGGGAATGATCCACCACGTCACGCGAGCCGCAAGCTCAGGGCTCACGCGGCAATACCATACCTGCATACCCCATCGGGAAGCCGCGCCGGCACAGACGCCCAGCGCTCGCGTGCTGTAGTGTGTCATGGTGTTACCTTTCTAGGTTAGCCCAGCTCGAAGTGCGGGCGCAGCCCCGCCAGATAGAAGCGCGGATAGAAATGCTTGACGCGCGTTCGGCTCACTCGCACCGTCACAATGAAACCGACGCCGCGATAGCGCACGCCATGAGAGGGATAGTCCCACAGCTCCAGCGTCACGCTGAACGGGCGGGACTTGATAGGCGTATACTGTCGCATGCTACCCTCCAATGCGAGCGAGCGGGCGGCGGATCGCTGCGCCCGGCCAAATGCGATTGCGATTGTAGAGCCTATCCCGCATCGGCAGGTCAACGCGCATGCGCACGCCGTTCGGCAGCAGCGCAAAGAAGCGCGAGGTCACGTGTGTCATGGTGTTACCCTTTTAGGTTAGCTCGACAATAAGCCATTGGCCGCGCTTAACAACATAGAGCGTTGCAGCGTTCCCATAGCGGCAGGCATAAACACGCCGCCATCTGTTCTCTCCCCACAGCATAACTTTGTATCCCGTGGGCAGCTTTCGGCCATAGCCAGACACGCTTCGGCAGTGGGGCGCGTCTCCGCGCCGAACGCCTTTGAAGTGATCGAGCGCCATGGTGTTACCTTTCTAGGTAGGTTCGCCTTCGTCTTCGTCTGGCGCGCAGCCAAGCATGATCTCCCCTTCGGGGTCTATGTGCGGCACGTCGCCGTTCATCTCTACCCAGAAGCCGTTGCTCTCGGCATAGGCTTGTGCCTCTGCGAGCGTGACCTTGTTACCGTTCAAGGTATAGAGCTTGGCTACTTGCTCAAAGCCGCGCTCGTCGAATGTGACGCGCAAGCCTTCCCTCTCACCCTGCTCAATGGCCATTTGCTGCCATCGCTTTTGCTTCGCGTCCTCTTTGGCGCTTCCATAGGAGCGGGTGCGCTCGGCAAGGGTGAAGAGCTTCGCCCCTGGTAGCGGGGCTTCGCCCGGCGCAGCAAGAGCCGTGCGGATCATATGGCGAAGCTCGCGGTTGAGGCTTCGCCCGTTCTGGTCCGCCGACGCTTTGACGGCGGCATATTCATCGTCCTCTACGCGAAGTAGTATCTGTTTCATGCCTGACCCCATTACCTTGCTAGCTAACACAATGACTGCTAGCACACTGTTAGCTAGCAGTCAAGGGGCTTATGAGAGGCTTGCAAGGGGCTAATTGTGCATTCTTAATTCAAATGGGCGCAGAATTAAAGCGCCTTATAGATCAATGGTTTGCTAATTGTGTTTATTACTAGGGCAAAATCATAGAGCTGCACCTATGATTGTAAGCTATACGCTAGCATTATGCTAGCATAATGCTTACAAAGCGCTTGCAAGTATCGGGTGTTAGGTGTTAGGTAGCTCGCAAACTGCTAGCGTGTAGCATACAATCATAGGAACATTTGCTCTAGCCTCTCATTCTTAATTAGTAATAATAGTAATTACATTACATATATAATATAAACAAAGGCTTAGCGCCCCCTTTGTGCCGACTTATTACTGTCGGTTGCATTCTTAATTGACCACAACCTAACACTCTAACACCTTGTTTTCATTGATCTTTCGTTAGATATCAATTACTTTGCTAGCACTATGCTTGCTAGCAACCATAGCAATTAGAAGCCCAAAACAGGATCGAAACAAGAAACTAACCCGGCAAGGTAACACCTTGCCGGAATTGATTAGCAGCCGATTTCAGTTGTCATGGGAAGGCCGCGAGCCTTCTTGATGTGAAGATCATTCCAGCCATATGCCTTGCCGGCGGGAAGCTTCTTGGCGAGCGTATGGCGCTCTTCGCTTGTGAACTGCGCGTCCAGAGCGTCGATAAGAGCGCGACGCTTAGTCAGATACACGTCGCGCTCGCGTTCGCGCTTGTGGCGCTCCGCTAACCTAACAACATCAAGAGCCGTGACGCTCTTGCCTTCGAAGCGCGTGAACTTGGCGCAAACTCGCGCCTTCATGCCAAGGGCTTGAAGCTCTTGCTTATTGACATGAATTTTCATAGCCTGTTACCTTTCAAGGTAGGACGAAATTGCCCCGTGAAACCTCCCACCGCGATGCAATTGCCCGAGGTGTCTGATACCGTTGCCTTGGCGGCGCATGGCGGTAGGAGGCTTCACGACGCAACCCTGCTTATTCGACGCGGCTTTTGCTCTCCCCGCATCTATTCGCAAGTGTCACCGTGTTACCCGTCCCGGTAACAAGGCTAGCGCTCTGGTTGGCGCATGGTGCGTTATAGGTTGGCGTCGCTTGGCCCCTGCTCCGGGGTGACCCCAGGCTTGCTATCGCCTGGCCAAGTCGCGGTCCGACCGTCTAACGGTGACATTCGTTCCCTGCGCTCAATCGGGGAGCTATTCGGGCCAGGGAGACCCTAGTCAGTGGCGGGGAAGTCCCGGTTGACAGACTAGGGAGGGGGAGAGTGTTACCTTGAGAGGTAGCCCCCGGCCCCCGCCCCCCTATATGGACAGGCCGGCCACCCCAGGCCCGCCCCTCTCTTAGGGAAGTTGGAAATATTTTTGGGAGAAAGGACGAAGTATTACACTTGCATAACACTTGTCCGTTGGCCCCCAATTTGGCCCCCAACCTCACAACCTAACACCCTGCCAACCCATAACCCCAACAATCTCAAGAGACTCCGGTGGGGCTCGAACCCACGACCTACTGCTTAGAAGTTATCGTCCGAAAAATCCCAGCCCCCAGAGACCAACCGTTACCCAATTGCAACCCTACTGTAATGTGTTATTTTAGTCGCCCTCTTGACAATCGCCCGCCGCCTCCCTACCACGAGCCGCCACGACGCTTTGGCCCCCAGCACCCCCGATTTTGGCCCCCAGCCGGTCCGACCCCATTGCCCAAGACACTGCCGCCGCTCACCATTGCCGAAATCAACGCCGCCATCCGCACTCGACTGCCGGCCCAGCGCCTCGAACTCCGGGATGGAGCTTGTCCAGGTCTCGTTCTGCGCGCAGGTCCGACCTCTACCCTCTGGACCTTGCAAGTTCGCACCGCGCCCGGCCAGCCCCGGCGACGCTATGAAATCGGCCCCTACCCCCAAATCACCCTTGCCGTGGCGCGGAGACTAGCCGCCCACAAGCGAGATGAAGCTAAGAGCTACCCTAGTAGCTCTCCGAGCGACAGCTCATCAGGGAGCCCCCTAACCCTGTCTGAATTAGTTGCAACCTATGGTAGCACGAATGGATCGTTACAACCTTCATGGTATGACGCTGACAAGCGAATCCGCCATGTGCTCGCAGCCCTCCTAGCCACGCCACTCGCCCGACTGACGCTGCCCACTTTGCAGCGCACCATCGATGCACACCCATCGCGATCCTCTGCCGCGGCTTGCGTCCGATACGTTCGCCCGGTTCTGAGGTGGGGGAGGAAGCGCGGATACTTGTCGCTCGACGCGCGTGATCTGGAGCAGCCCAAGAGATCGAACGTCGTGCGGGAGCGCGTGCTGTCCGACGACGAGCTGCGAGCAGTGCTGACGGAACTTACCCACGCAGGTCACGATGCGGCTGTGCGCATCATGCTGCTGACGGCGTGCCGGCGAGAAGAGATATGCGGCGCGAGGTGGGATGAGTTCGCGCTGGGTGGCGCACACGGAGAGGGTGGGGAGGCCGCGCTATGGACGATCCCGAGAGAGCGCACGAAGCAGAAGCGAGCGCATGTGGTCCCGCTCAGTTCCGAGGCTGTTAGGGTGTTAGGTTTGGTTCGGGAGCAGGATGTGCGCGAGCACACAGAGGGGAGAGCGTGTCAGGGTGTTAGGTTGTGGGATGGGAGGCTCGCGGGGCGTAACGGGAATTGGGACCGATACCAGAAGAAACTCTTCGAGCGCACTGACACTGCCGGCTGGCATCGCCATGACTTGCGCCGGACCGCGGCGACGATATTGGGGCGGAGTGGGGTTGCGCCTCACATCGTTGAAGTTGTGCTCGGACACACGACGGCGCACAGCCGGATCGCCAGTGTCTACAACAAGTCTCGCTACCAGAAAGAACATCGTGATGCGATGGAGTTGCTCGCACGATATTATTGCAAGTTATTGTCCTTACGTAACATATAAATAACTTGCAAGGTAACTTTGGATGTGTATGCTTCAGCTCGACGATAGGGAGGCAGCGGTGACTGATGCGGCGGGCAGTGAGCCGGTGAATACGTTCGGGCGAAACAGAGGACGGATGCTACGCGAAGTGCTCGGCGTCATTAGCGAGCTAGAGTTGTCGCTGATGCTTGAAGTCGCGGAGCGGACACTGCGCGATTGGCGCAAGACCGGCGAGGGGCCGCAGTTCATCCGCGTCGGACGCCTCACCTATTACCTCATGGCCGACGTGCATATTTGGATGCTCGATAGGCGCGAGTCGAAGACGTTGGGAGACGCGTGATGGGCGACCCCGCCGTTTTGAGCGAAGAGACCGAAGACGACTTCGAGGTGTCCCCCGAAGCCGCGGAGCGGATATATCGAGCGCACGACTTTGGGGACATCACCCGCAGGCCGCACTACATCTCCCTCGAAGGGGAGTTCATCCTCATGTTGAGTGGAGACATGGTGGCGGTCGAGAGATGGGTTACGATGCACGGCGTCCAGGTCCCGAAAGAGAAAGCGACATTCGCGATTGTCTCGATGGATGGCGGGCTGATGGCATATCTGGTCTCCCCGTGCATGCAGGTGCGGCACTAGCACTACGTAGAGATACCTAGGAGGGTAACATGACGTTCGGTGAGAAAGCTGTCGGACTGAGCTTCAATCCGTCCGGCGACGATGAAGTGGCGAAGGTGAAGAGGCTCTACGCCGATATCATCGACCACCTGCACAACGCGCGGACCCAGCAGGGCGTGACCGCGGGGAGCTATCGATATTATTCCACCGCCATCACCGAAGCCCAGACGGCTCAGATGTGGGCCGTGAAGGCGATCACCTGGAGAGATGAGGTATGAGCACTTGGGAAGCCGTCCAGGAGATATGGGAGCTGCTCTGGCTCACATTCGGCGCACTTGCCGTGGCGATTGTCGTGCTGACCTGCGTGGCCTTCGTCGCCGAACGTGCGCAGGAGCCCTATCAGGACGCATGCCCGAGCCGTGTATCCGTCGTCGCTGGGTGTGACTAATATAACACACTTGACCTAGTTACCTACGTAGGTTACAACGCCTACTCTCGAAAAGGAGACACACATGAATAGTCTGAACGTCAATCTGCGCAGCCTCGCTGCCGGCATTGTTCTCGGAGCGCTGCTGTTCTTCCTCGGCCTGAGCACCAAGAGCGCTTTCGCCGCTGACCTTCCCAGCCGCCTCCCCCCGATTGCTGTCCCCGCGGCTCCGGCGATCTCCCCGTTCAACGGCTTCTACGGCGGTTTGAACACGGGCTGGGTCTCGCAGCCTTCGGGCTTCGCCGCTGGCGCGCAGGCCGGCTACAACCTGATGATCGATCACTTCCTGGTCGGCGTCGAGGGCGACCTCGATGGAGTGCTCGCGCAGTCCTCGATTGCGAAGCCGGTCGGAGCTTCGGTGAGCGCGACGACGACCTCGAACGTGTCGGTCGCGACGGCTGGTCAGTTGAGCTGGCTCGGCACGGCGCGTGGCCGCATCGGCTGGTCGCCCTGGACGAACGTGCTGGTCTACGGCACCGGCGGTCTGGCGGCGGGCGGTCTGGCGCAGCAGGCGTCGCTCTACGGCGTCAGCGTCTCCAAGGCGGCTCCGCTCGTGATCTCAGCAGTCGAGTCCTCGACGCGCAACGTGCGCTTTGGCTGGGTCGCCGGCGGTGGCGTCGAGGCGATCCCGCTCCCGAGCATCGCTCCGAAGGTCGGCGTGAAGTTGGAAGCGCTCTACTACAACCTCCAGGGCACGGACCTGAACTTCTGGAAAGCCGGCCAGCTTCCGGGCGCTCAAGGCGTGAATGGCGCTCTCGTTCGCATCGGTGCGAACTACCATTTCTAATCCGAAGTCGTGCTCGGGTTAGGAAGGGGGTCGGTGACGGAGCCCCGCTCGCAACAAGCGACTACGGTCACGGGAGAGGCGCGGGGTCCGAAAACCAGCCGCGGGTATGGGCAGATCATGTTGCTCACGGAGCCACCGTCAACGGCCAGGGCAGTGAGACGCTAGCCAGCTTTCGAGAAGCGGGACGACCCCGCGGGAACGAGAGTAATACGCCCCGGCCTAAGAACCGGGGCGTTTTCTTACCCACAGGGGTAACACCATGAAAAAACTTATCCTAGCTCTCGCGGCCCTGCTTGTGTTCGCGCTTGTCGTAGCCGACTACTTCGAGTGGTTCGCGCTGCTCACTTTCTTCCCGATCTTCGACTAGGTCCAGCCCCTCGCGCTGATCTGTGGCCTCGCCCGAGCCCGCGAGCGATTGCGCCCGGTGCGCGTCATCCACCCTACCAGCTTGCCACGCATCTCCCCTGAGTTACCCAGGCAGGCATATTGCAGGGCATCCGCAATGTGCGACCATGGGCCATTTGTCTTGTCGGGGGTTGGTTTGCGGACGCCTTGGCGGGTCTTGGCGTAGCGATAGCCGCCATCCATAGCGCGCACGAGCATAGGACAATGCTCCTCATCAAATACCAGCGCCGGCTCCCCCTGCCGATGCTCCAGCAGGAAGCGATCCACTGCGGCCAATCGCTTGCCGATCTCGTTTGTGGGGGCTGGGATGGCCGCGAAGCCATTCTCGTGCAGGATGTCGAACGAGTTCGTTTCATAGATGCTGTCTTTCGCGTTCCCGGCAGGATCGCCGACGATGATTACGGCGCAGCCCGAGTATCGCTCCGAATAAAGCGCGGGCCTGAGAGCGTTCTGGATGTGGAGTTCGAGCCCACAATCCTCCGCCATGACTTCTTCAAGGACTAAAAGTCGTCCCCGAGCGTCCAATTGAGTGATGATTGAGCAAGGATCACGCCCAAAATCCTGCCCCACCACAAGTAACCTTCCAGGTAACACCTCGATAGAGGGCTGAACGTGAAAGCTGCGCTTGAAAGTGGCTCGGAAAACGGCTGTTCCCGAGGGGTCATTACCGTATTCGGCGTGGACATAGCGGCGCACCCAATCGGGATTGGTGTTTTCGGCGGCGAGTTCATAGTATTTCCGCCCCTGCGCGAGCCGAACCGGGGAGCCTACGGGCAGCGCGCGTGTTTCGGGGGTCTGATTGAGCCAATCCAGGTTCTCTGCCTGCACACAGAGCCCCGAAGGCTGCCGGAAAATCTGCCAGGAGGCCGGCGGGCTCTCCATGAAGGTGTGCCAGGGGCTCCCTTCGGTCGGCATATTGGTATCCGCGATCAGAAATTTGTGCGTGCAGAGGCCCACTATGTCGTTGTTGGGGTATCGCCCGGTGCGCGCGGCCAGCGGAGCCACCAGATTGACATCTTGCTCGATACATTCGGACATCCACGCGCCCGTGAGCTGCATTGAGAGCAGTCTTTGCTGATCTTCGGGCGTCTCCAGGGGGATCAGCACCCATTCCGAGCGCACATCGCCAATCGAGACGTAGAAAGTCTTCTCCGAGACCTTAAATTCCGCCCCATCGCGCAGCCAATCATCGATGTCCTTCTTCACAGTCATCATCAACTGCGAAAGCGTCTGTCGGGTGATGGCGAAACGGGTGTGACGGAAGCCGTCTGGGCCAATATCTTGCTGGCAAGCGCGGCGAAGCAGCTCCAGAATGCACGCTGTCGTCTTTCCCGAGCCCACGGGGCCGGCAATGAGCCGTCCGAAGCTGTCGGACTTCATAAATCGAGCGCATGTCGGCGGCGCTGTGTAATTAATCTCAGGCATCGGCATAATCCGCGTCGTGTTCGATTACCTGAACGGGTAACTCCTTCACGATCTCCAGTTTCCTGTCCTCACCGAGGTTGATCGTGATCTTGAACACCTCACCCGCGCCAGCTCCGCCCTTCTCGGCGCGCTCGCCCACACGCCCGATCTTGGAGAGCGCCTTGAACGCTTCGACGCGCGCCGTGCCGGCCACAGTCTTGTCCGTGATCATCGCGTAGACGTGCGGGATCGCCTCTTCCGCGGCGATTGCGCCCTTGAGTTCGGCGCGCAGCACTGTGTTCTGCGCCCCATCCCACTCGACGCGCGCGGCGTGGAGCAGCTTGTGGAACTTCGGGTGCCGGCAGACCGCCTCATACTGCACAACGGTCAGATTGAACCGCTGGCGCAGAGCGTCTTCGGAGTGGATGCCCGTTGCGAGCTGGTAGGCCAGTTCGCGTATCGTGTTGTCGAGATCATCGAAGGCGGTGGGAAGTGCCATATTTCGCTCTTTACCTGTCAGGGTAACTGTAGTATACGCTAAAAGATGGCCCAGGCAATCCCCGGCGGCTCCGTGCTGCGAGTTGTCTCCAATGCAGGCATCGACGCTGCTGAGAAAGCGGCTGCGGATGCACGCGCTCAAGCGCAGGCGCAGACCACGGAGGCCGAATACACCGGCCTCGCGGGCTTCATCCGCTCGCAATACGAGATCATGCGGCTGCATCGGGCCAACCCGCAAGCGGGCTGGGATGAGCGCCTTCTCGCGGCGATGCGCGCGTTCAACGGCACATACGCGCCCCAGCAGCTCGACGACATTCGCAGGTTCGGCGGCAGTGATATTTACGCGAAGATCATCGCGCCCAAGGCGCGCGGAGCCAGCTCCCTTCTGCGCGACATTTATCTGAACGGCGACCGCTCGTGGTCGGTGGTGCCCCCCTCCGATCCGAAAGTCCCCGCCACCGTCCACGCCGCCATCTCACAGCTCGTCGATATCGAGATCACATCGGCGGCGCAGGCGGGCCAGCCCCCGGACGCAGGCGCGATCCGCGACCGCATGGCGCAGCTCACAGAGGCCGCGCGTCAGGCCGCGAAGAAAAAGGCGGCGCAGCAGGCGAGCATCGCCGAAGACAAGCTCGACGAAATCCTCACCGAGGGCGGCTTCTATGACGCACTCGCCGAGTTCCTATCCGACGTTCCCCTGTTCCCATTCGCGTGCATAAAGGGGCCAGTGGTGCGGATCGTTCCCCAGGTCAAATGGGGACCGGACGGCACCGCGACTACAATCGACACCCCCAAATTGTTCTGGCAGCGTATCTCTCCGTTCGATCTCTATTGGACGCCGGGGGCCTCGAAGATCGAAGACGCCAATATGATCGAGCGCTCGCGGGTGACGCGCGCGGACCTCAACGACCTCCTCGATCTGCCAGGGTATAACCATGAAGCAGTTCGCGAGGTGCTCACTGAGTATGGTCGTGGTGGCCTTAATGATAATTGGGACATTGTCGACCAAGAGAGAGCCGTCCAGGAGAACCGCGAGAACCCGCACATCAACCGCTCGGGGCTTATTTCGTGCTTGGAGTTCCAAGGGAACGTCCAGGGGAGCCTCCTCCTAGAGCATGGGTTACCCGAGAAGGTAATCCGCGATCCGGTGCGCGACCACTTCGTTCAGGCTTGGATGATAGGTCGGCACGTCATCAAAGTGCAGCTCGCCCCCTCGCCGCGCAAGCGCCACCAATATTACGTGACGAGCTTCGAGAAGGTCCCCGGAACGCCCGTGGGCAACGGCCTCCCCGACATTCTGTCGGACATGCAGGACGCGGCGAACGCGACACTGCGCGCGTTGGTCAATAACATCGCAATGTCATCGGGGCCGCAAGTCGTCATCAATGAGGATCGCCTCGCGGATGACGAAGATGGTGCGAACCTATACCCCTGGAAACGCTGGCGCTGCACATCACCCGAGATATCGGGGCAGACGCTTCCGCCCATATCCTTCTTCCAGCCGTCCAGCAACGCGCAAGAGCTGATGGCGATCTTCACGCAATTCACGAATATCGCTGACGAGCAGAGCGCCATTCCCCGATACCTGACGGGAGCGCAGGCCGGAGCTGCCGGGCGCACGGCGTCGGGCCTCTCGATGCTGATGGGCAACGCCAATAAAATCCTTCAAACGGTGGCGGCGAACATCGATGGCGATGTGATCGAGCCCGTCCTGACCGGCCTCTCGGACATGGTGCTCCTGACGGACACGAGCGGACTCCTTACGGGCGAGGAAGATATTCAGGTGAAAGGCGTGGCCGTGGCGATCCAGAAGGAGACGCAGCGGGCCAGACAGCTCGAATTTCTCCAGACGACGGCCAATCCGATCGATATGGCGATCATCGGGCCGAAGGGCCGCGCCGCGGTGCTGCGCCCTGTCGCTCAATCCCTCGGACTGCCGGGCGAAGAGATCGTGCCGTCTGACGACGAGATGGATCAGCAGCAGAAGGCCGCACAGCAGATGGCGGCACAGCAGGGGCAGGTTGGCCACTCGCAGGGCGGCGATCAGCCGCAACAGGCGCAAGGTGCGGGGGCTGGCGGCGACCAGTCGCCGGTGACGAAAGACATAGGGCCGCGCACGCGTATAGCGGGCGGGCATTAAAGGAGAACTCCAATGGGCGTGAAAGCAGGGAACAAGAAGGCCGGCTCCGGCGCAGGCTCCTTCAAGATGGGCGGTCCTGGCAAGAAGCCGGGCAAGCCGATGCCTTCCGATAACGACGGCGACGAGGGCGCGCTGCCCCCTGGTTCGGGCAGTGGCCCGGCCTTTAAGAAGGGCGGCAAGGTGCGCGCCTGCGCCAAGGGCGGCTTCATCCCCTTCGGCAAAAAGGAGGCGAAGGACGGCTCTGCGCCCAAGCACTCCGACAAGCAGGACGGTAAGAAGGGCGAGGACAAGAAGGGTGGCGCGAATGACACCCAGACCCGCGGCAAGAAGGCTCCGGGCAAGGGCGGAAACTTCAAGGTCTAGCCTTTACAAATTCGCAGATGCGTGTTACCTGGAACGGTAACATCCTTCACTATTGGGAGACGACGATGGGTAAGGTCACGGGCGGAGCCCATGAGAAGGGTTTCGAGTTCGCCAAGGGCGGCAATACGAAGATGTATGGTCCCGGCTACGCAGGCCCCGCGCCGGAGGGCGTCACCGCCCGGCAGTCGAAAGACAGCGGCAAGGGCTCGGGCAAGTTCGCCGCCGGCGGCAAGACGAAGATGTTCGGTCAGGGCAGCGCCCGGACGCAAGAGCCCGGCGTCACGGCGCGCAAGAGCCAGTAACACACGGTTACCTGAATAGGTCACCCAATAGAAAGCTAGGATCATGGCACAGCCCCAACCGCAATTCATCGATGTCGATGATCAGAACATCGCCAGCCGGCTTAACGAAGCGCAAGCTGCTTCGGATACCGCCTGGTATCGCGTTGCTTTCGCCGCCGCCAACGCGGTCGCCCCCGCCAATACCGGCGGCGACTATGTCGTGGCGACCTACACGGTGCCCGCGAACGCCTTCGGGTCGGGCAAGCAGCAGGTGCAGGACATCTACATCTCCGTCGCTGGTAAGTTCGCTGCGAACAACAACAGCAAGCGCGTGAAGATCATCGCAGGCGCGACGAACCCGGTGGTCGGACAGGCCGTGTCTGGCGGCACGGTGGTCGCGGACTCTGGGGCTCAGACGACTGGAGCGAACACCGGCGGCTTCCTGCTCCAGACGCAAATCCTCCGCGTCGACGCATCCCACCAGATTGCCGTCGTGGATGGCCTCATCGCGAACGTCACGCATCTCGGCACCGCGGCTCCGGTCGATCTGACGTTCGCTGACGGTGCTGCGATCACCATCGCCGTCACCATCAATAACGTCACGAACGCCTCCGATGCGTCGCTTCAATACTTTGAAGTGGATGCGCTGGCGTAACTCACGGGAAACAGGGGGACCGATGGTTAGGATCGCACGCGAGCCCACCGGCGGCAAGGGGCACAAGGTCGAAGAGTTCAACAGCCCCGCGTGGACTGCGCAGAACACTGGCGGCGATCCCCATCGCCGTCGACTCGCAAACGACTACCGCAAGGGCAAGCAAGTCCCTGGCGGGGAACATGACTTCCCCAATATCGCCCCGGAAGTCTTCATCAGCGCAGGGCAGAAGCCCTAATAGGAGCCCCCCATGACTACGTTCGCCACGCCCTCTCCCACCGGCTTCGCCACCAACATCGTCACGGGCAACAACATCTATACGCCCAACGCCCAGAACAACCCGATGTCCGAGACCTCGGCGATTTCCATCGCGGCGGCGGCGGCGGCGGCGGCTTCACAGTTCTCCTATAACGATGTTGCGACTGCGGCCCCCACCCTGACTGCGGCGCAGATGGTCGGTGGCGCGGTGGACCTAACCACGCAGACGACCGCGCAGACCGTCACGACGGACACTGCGGCGAATATCGTGGCGCTGGTCCCGAACCTCCAGATCGGTTCCACGTTCGACTTCATCTTGAAGAACAGCTACCCCGCCGCTGCGGCTGTCGCCACGCTGGCGGCTGGCTCCGGCGTCACCATCGATAGCGCCACGGTTATCCCGCCCGGTGCCGCGCTCTTCTTCAAGGCCATCGTCACCAACGCCACTGCCGGCTCCTATGCGGTCACGCTCTACAACGTGTCCCTGCCCGCTACGGCGGACGCCAAGTATTCGACCGCGGCGCTCCAGAGTGCTGTGATCCCGGCGGCCAACCTGACTGGCGCGAAGATCGTCGCCTTCGACAACACCGGCACTACGCCGGCCAACCTCCAGGTGGACACCGCGGCCAACATCATCAACGCGATCCCGAACGCTTTCGTCGGCCAGAGCTACCTGCTCAAAATCCGCAACAGCTCGGGTTCGGCCAACACGGCGACGATCACGACCAACACCGGCGTCACGCTCACGGGCACCATGACCATCGCGCAGACCGTGACGCGCGACTTCATTGTGACCGTCACCTCCGCCACCACGGTCACTCTCCAGTCGATCGGTATCTCGGCGGCTGGCGCGTAACCTGAGTGGGTAACTGGAATAGGGGGCGGCGGGAGAAACTCCGCCGCCTCGTATACCAGATCAAAGACCAACCCTGTGCAGACTGCAAGGCAGAGTATCCCCCCTACGTCATGGACTTCGACCATTGTCGGGGGGAGAAGATCGGAGCTGTCAGCAGGCTAATCAGCGGCGGCTACTCCGCCGAAGTCATCCTCGCTGAGATCGCCAAGTGCGACGTGGTCTGCGCGAACTGCCACCGTATCAGGACGCACGAGAGGCGCGGGACATGGACCCCAGGAAGTCGGGCACGAAGAAAGCTGGAGGCGGCACACTAGCCTTGGCGCTCCTCCTTAGTGCGACACCGCTCCTCGCTGCCGAGCCCGTCAGGACCTACCAGCCTGTCGGCACTGTGCAGTCTATCGCAGTCTCCTCATCGCCCATCGGCTTCCCATCGATCCCCACGAACGCGCACTGCGCGATGATAAATGTGTGGGGCGCGTCGGTGAATTACACCGACGATGGCGTGACCAGTCCGACGACCTCCGCGACTCCTTCGACGCTCTATTGGCCGGTGGGTTTCTCCGGCCTGTATTGCAGCGCGCTCAAGCAATTCAAGATGGCCTCGCAGGGGTCATCCACCGTCAACGTGCAGTTCTACCAGGAGCTTCCGCAGTGATGTCTTTCAAGCGCTTCGTCTCCGCGGCCTTTCTGTCGCTTCTCTCCGTTCCGGCGGTCGCGCAGAGCGCATATGGTCCGACACCGGGGGTTAACGGCGGGGGCGGCAGTAGCAGCATAACCGGCCCCTCAGGCTACATGGCGGGCTGGAACTCCCAGGGGCAGCTCACCAGCGTCAATCCCGGTCGCATTGATGCGACGCGCGTCTGTGGCAATATCGGCCCTGGGGGCCTGTCACAATGCGTCACGCCATCACCGCAGACCGAGAGCGGGACGGCCCTCCTGACGCTTGGCTCACCCGGTGTCGTGAACTGGACTGGCGCGAACTTCCCCACCAATGGATCGCCGATCAGCTTCACTGGTGGGGTATTACCTACAGGGGTAACCTCGGGGGTCGTCTATTACGTCGCCCAGACGACTTCGCAGAACAGCTTCAATATCGCGACGACGCCCGGCGGCACGCCAATCAATTTCACAGGCTCGACGAGCGGCTCACAGACGATCAAGGTTAATTACGACAACACGCAGTTCATCCCGCTCATGAACCAAGCGCTGTGCGCGAGCGCCACGGCCACTGGTTGCGGGCGTGAATTGTTTTTCCCCGTTAGCGTGCCGCAAAATCCGACAGCGTATTACTTCTCACAGCCGCTCGATATTTCCCGAACTGGCGCTGTTACCTGCGAAGGCACAGCAGCTTATGGCGCTGCGAACGTATATTTGATTTTCCCGGCGGGCGTTCCTGGAGTGCGCGCAGATACCACGCTAGCTTCTCCTTGGGAAAAAGGATTAGCCTCCAATGTGACCTTTAGTGGTTGCGGCATTCAATACCAAGGCGCTTCGGCCAGCATCCCGACACCGACGCAGTGGTATCAGGAGGCGTCTCTGGGTTCGACCGCCATCACTAATCCTCTCTCCCTTATGGCTGCCGCGGGCGTTATAAATCCGGGGTTTCAGCCCGGCGATGCAGTTATTGGCTCGACCGCCACTAAAGTATGGTGGGATGACTTCGGCCTTGCGCTGCCTTTCGGCGAGACGCTTACCGCAGCCAGCTCAACAGCTCTGACGCTTGGCACTGCGCCACAACCCTGCCCTCCGTTTGGCACGTCCGCGATTATCAATGGCGGCAGTGGAAACTGCCTCGCCTCCAGCGCCGGGTTTACGGTCGCGGCCGGGAATAGCCCGACCGGGGATAGCACGGTCTGGACCCTGACATCGTCCTTCGCTTGGCCAAAAAACAATAAGATCTCCTTTGTTCCTCCACTTCTTCCGGGAGCACAGGTCTATCTCGGCGGGACGCTCGTTGGAACGCTTGAGGGCTCTCTGCAAATCACCGGCGGCTCTGCCGCGTTCGCCGGCTCTGCCGGCGACACAATCACGATCAGCAAGACGGCTCAGGCGACCGTCACAACGACTGCTTTTAAGGCGTGGAATGCTGGTGACGCGAACGTCTTCGTCAATGCCTGCGGGAACTCGAATGTCCCAAGCTCTCTCCAAGCCGCCGGAGTTTCCGGGTCGACGATCACTGACACGACGACGGGCCAAGTTATCGGGACAACATCGGCGGCGTGCTCGTCGGCGACGACGGGAACGCTCGGCTCTACTTCGGCGACGATGACGTGTTTCACCGTGAATGGCGGCACGTGTAATGCGACGCCTCGCACGTGGACTGGCACGGGCTATGTCTATGGGAATATCTTCCACCAAACGTCGACGGGGACCGGCACAATCGCTGTTGGGGATATTCTGACCGGAACGGGTGTTCCTAGTCCTGGAAACGCGACTCCCGCGCAGAGCATTGCGATTTCCGCCACAGGCGCGGCCCTATATCAAGGCGACGTCGCCGCGTTCTATCTGACGACCAAGATAACCACTATCCAATCTCAGACCTTTAGCACGGCGCAGCCATACTACGTATATGGGCCTCGCAGTCTCATGCTCTGGAGGCTCCCTGCTTCCGAAGCGCACAGCATCGTCGTGACGAACGGAGTGAACACCGTCACGGAAGATTTCACAGCGTCGCAGAACACGATCTGCACCGGGGTCCAATTCACGACTGGAAGTCCTGTTATCTCTGGCGGGACTTGCACGGGCGCGGCGCTGGCGGTCGGTGCGAATATTACCGCTCCGCAGTTCGGCATCTCGACAACAGTGCTCTCGGTAAACGGTGGTGGGAGCTACACGCTGTCGCAAAACGCGACCTGCACGACTTCCAGCAGCACGAATGGAACGGGATGTAACGCGCAAGCGATGGCGGCAACGCCGCAGCAGTCGTGGTTGGCCGGCGACACGATCTACACGCAGCCGTTTCCGTTCGGCACGATCATCTTTTATGTCAGGGCTACCGCGGGCGCGAGTTCTTCCGTCCCGCCGGTTCGGACCTACACTCTGGAGACGGCCGTAGACACGGCAGCGCAGCAACCTCTGTCGGGCTTTGCGAACGGAACCTATTCTGCGTGGGCTGTGCCCTATGGTTTCGAGATACAAAATACAGCTCGTGCAGATCATATGTATGTTCAGGGTTTCCCGATCAATGTCGCACTACCGTGTGCGGGTGGCGGTGCCCCCGCCTTCAATTGCACGTCGGTTAAGATAGATATGGTCGACGCGTCCCAGGGCTTGATCGGACGCTTTGACGTTTCCAACAACACGAGCGGATCGACATACGGCAACGGCTTTTACGTCTACAATTTTCTCACCGATATCGCGTCGCTCGGGGAGCTTGGGGAGTGGAACCCTGGCGATCTTGCGGAGTGCGCGGAGGATGGCGGAACCTGCTTGCTGCCGCGCCTTGAGAATTGCGCCAACTTGAACACTACGACCCCAACGGTGCAGTATGTGTGGGGCGACCAGTGGACGTGCGTCACCCAAAGCTCGCCGTATATGGTGCCGCCGGCCATGAAGGGCGTTGGGGCTAACGGATTTCTGAACATCAACCCGGTAGTCCAGACACCATCGGACGGCTACTCGATTGGCCCCGGCTATCTTCAGGGAAGCTGGAGTTTCTCGCGCAACGTCGGCGAGCCCTGCACCGAGGTGACCAATCAGATCGACTCTCCCTATCTCCTGTCTCTTGAGCCGACATGCACCGGCACCACCAGTGGTGCGGTGAGCTGGGCATACGCTCCGGGCATCGGCGGCATCATTAATATGCCCACAAACACCTATCTTGGGTGGTGGCTAGGCTATCCGTCCTATAACTGGAAAGGTCGACTCGACGCCGGATCGTCGAACAGTTACGGGCTTCCAGATTGGCAGTATGGCTACGGAATTGGGGTTCCCGGCACTGAGATTTACTTCGGCGCGCCCGTATCGGTTCGCCCGGCGGATGTCGCGACAATCTCGGTGACGGCCGCGGCGTCCTGGGCGGCCGGCGATACGACAATCTCCCTTTCGGGAGGCGTCTGCCCATCAGCCCCGGCGGTGGCTGCTGGCCAGAACATCTATGATACGACAGCTCCGGCACGTCGTATAGGCTCTGTCGCATCCTGCGCTGCGGGCGTCCTGACCCTCAAGGGAACTGGCGGCGCAGCGTTCGCTTCGGCGGGCGCTGCCGACGTGCTCAGTATCGGCCTCGGCATGAAGGGCGACGTGCGCGAAAATAGCGCCCCGGCCCCCGGCGGAACGGCTGAATGGGTGAATACGGATAATGCCCATGCCGCTTTCTATCCCGCGGCTCCTGTCGCGCTGGATACGGCGGGGACGACTTGGTCCTTCGCTAATCTACAGAGCGGCGTGACGCTAACGGCGACCGCCAGTAGCAGCTTTGCACTTGCCGCGACGAGTATCCCCGTGGCGTCCTGTCCAGCGGGAACGGCGGCAGGCATGGGGGTTTGGGACACGTCGCTGGCGACCCCGACCCTCATTGGGAGGCTCTCCGGCGCATGCGCCGCCAGTGCGCTTCCTCTGGTCGGCGCTGGGACGTTCTCCGCGTCGTTTGGCGCAGCCGACAGCTTGCAGATCGCCGCTGTGCCGAACCTGAACTACGGTTTGGTGCTTGGCGGAGCGCCCGTCACGACGCTAGCGACGGGCAGTGACGTGGCGGCGATGAACTCCTCGACAAAGCCCATCACGCCGAAGGCGCTCGCAGATGCGGTAAATCCGAACGCACTTACCTGCGCGAGTAATACCGTGTCTTGGGATATGTCAGTGATCGTCAATGCGACGCTGGCTCTTGGCTCTGGTTGCACGGGCGCGACCGTGAGTAATCCAACGAACATCAAGCCGGGCGCGACCTACATGCTCTCGGTTGGGCAGGATGTTTCGGGGAGCCGAACGATCTCTACGTGGGGCTCCTATTTCGATTGGGCGGCTGTAGGTTCGCCGGCACAATCGACGGGTGCCAATCTGATCGATGACTATGTCTGCTACGCCTATACCGCGACGAGCTTGCACTGCTCCGTTGCCAACAAGGGCTTCTGACATGCGTAAACTGCTTTTCGGCACAGGGCTGGCGCTTGCCCTAGCCTCGCCGGCCTTCGCGATCTTCCCCTTCGCCATCCCGTCGGGTGGTGGAGGGGGAGGCGGCTCAACTCCACCAACGCTTACCGTCACTTCTCTTGTGGTCGGCGGCGGAGCTGGCGGCGGCGGAAAGACGGGCGGCTCTGGCGGTGGCGGTGGTGGTGGTGACGTTAAGCCTGGCAGCGCGACGCTTAACACAAACTCAGGCTATGCGTTTACCGTCGGCGGCGGGGGTGCAGCAGGAACATCTGCGGGCACGATAGGCAGCAATGGAAGTTCTTCGACGTTCAATAGCGTAACTTCGGCGGGCGGCGGTGGCGGCGCACCAGGGTCAACAACGACGCCCGGCGCTAGCGGCGCGTCCGGCGGCGGCGGCGCAGGCGGCAGTGGGGGTTCTCATAGCAGCGGAGGCTCAGCGACCGGAACGAACGGCTTCACGGGCGGCAGCGGTAATAACGCCTCACAAGCTTATGGCGGTGGCGGCGGTGGCGGCGCAGGCGGCGCGGGCGCGGCGGGAAACGGTTCGCAGGGCGGTAACGGTGGCGTTGGCTATGCGTCATCGATAACTGGCTTGGCTGTCTATTATGGAGAGGGCGGCGGCGGCGGCGAATATAACGTCACCTCGCCCTATGCAGTCGGCGGCAATGGCAACGGCGGCGCTGGTGGTCATATTACCCAGGTGACCGGCACAGCCGGCGTCAACGGGACGGGTAGCGGCGGCGGCGGCGCTGGCAGCACGGGCGCTCAGGACGCAAGCGCGGGCGGTGGGGGTGCTCTTATTTTCAGTGTTGTTCAACCGCGCACGGCAGTTTTCAGTTCGCTCTCTGGCGTGACCTGTGCTCATACCTCCTCCGGCGGTAGCAACATCTACAACTGCACGCTGACCGTTTCGGCGACGAGCGGTAGCGGCACGGTGACATTCCAATAGTGCGCTTGTTCGCTCCAAAGATACCTGCTAAGGTAACACCAGTCCAACAAGGAGATTAGGACGATGACACTCTTGCATGAGGCCGTGAAGGAGCTTGCGGCGACTGTCGCCAAAGACGTGAAGGGGATCACCGACGCGCTGAACTCCGTCATCAACGACGAAGCCGCCGCCGGCGGAGGCAATACGTGGTCGATTGACAAGGTGAAGGCCCACGTCGAGGAACGCACGAAGGAAGTTGAGGGGCGCATCGCCACAGCCTTCCAGCATTTCGCCGAGGACTTCGAGCAGCGCCTCGCCGCCCACAAGCAGGAGGTGGCTCAGAGCATCCCCCCTTTGCCGGAGTCCGTCGACCTGACGGCGATCTACAACGCGGCCAAGGGCTAATCGCCACCTTTCATTGGGGGGTGAGCCTCGGGCTCATATCGGTGGTCGTCTATGCGACCGCCACGCACTTCTGGTGATCCATGACTTCTGCCGTCGAGAAAGCCTTCCTCTACGCCGCCCACGACCTGTCGCACGCTGCGCCCGGCCAGTGGGAGGCGTTTAGGGAGGCCCTTGGCGCACTCGCGGTGTCGTATTGCATCGATATCGCGGACGCCCCACCGACTGCCGAAGCCCACATAGCTCAGGGTCGCGCGCGGGTGCTGCTCGGCCTTCGGGATAATTTCTCAAAGCTCGCCGAGCGCGTCGAGAAACTGCGCACTGCCGAGGCTCGACAACGCGCCAAATAGCTCGAACCGCTTCCCACATCCCGTGCGAACGCTGTCCGCGCCCAAGGAGTAAATTATGACGACTGCCCCAAATACTGCTCCCGCGGATCGTATCGATCCTGGAGTTCGTCTCCCTGCCGCCGTCCGCGCCGCAGCCGCACGGTCGGAAGCCCTCATCAAGCAGGCAAATGCCCCGCAGGATACCTCCGAAGGTAACCTCTCAAGCGACGCACCCACCACCCTTGCGCAGCCGGCCCCCGCACCCGCTTCTCCACCCCCGCCCCCGCCTCCGCCTCCGCCCCCTCCGGCTCCGGCCCAGAGGCCGGGTGAGAATTGGGAGCACAAATACAACTCTCTCAAGGGCCACTTCGACCGAGAGCGACAGGAGCGCCTGCGCCTCGCCGACGAGATCGTCAATCTCCAGCGTCTCCTAGCGACGCAGGCAGCGACCACGCCGCCCCCCGCTCGTGGCGACGTGAAGTTCTCGAAGCTCGTCACGCCCGAAGAAGAGGCGGAGTATGGGTCCGAGTTTCTGGAGGTCGTCGGTAAGAGGGCAGAGGAGAAAGTCACCCCGAAAATCGCCCAACTGGAAGCAGAGCTGGCGCAACTTCGGGGGCAGGTGCAGGGTGTTACGGGCGTCGTTACGATGGACGCCCAGCAGAAGATGTATGCGGTCCTCGCCGAGCAAGTCCCGAATTGGGAGGCGGTGAATAATAATTCCGATTTTGCTGCGTGGCTGGGCTTGCCAGACGCGTATTCTGGACGTATAAGGAGGGACTTGCTGAACGCCGCCTTCAACGCCAACGATGGCAGACGAGTAGCCGCGTTCTTCAAGGGCTTCATTTCTGATGAGGCGGTCACAAGCCCTGCACGGCTGGAGCCGGATACACAGACGCTTACCTCGCCGGGTAACACCGGACAAGAGAGCAGGCGCATCCCGCTCGAAACCCTCGCAGCGCCGGGCCGAGCCAAGACTGCGGCAGTCAATCCTCCCGCTGGGAAGCCTTCCATCACCCGCGCCCAAATTCGCCAGTTCTACGCTGACGTGAACCAGAAGAAATTCGTGGGTCGCGAGGCGGAGAAAAACCGGATCGAAGCTGAAATCTTCGCCGCACAGGCCGAGGGGCGCGTCCGAGAATAATCAGGTTACCTATAAGGGTAACCAAGCTCTTGATGAGGCACTCCAATGGCTGTTTACCCCATCGCTGGCGCGGGCACTACGCCCCCGCTCTATCCGGTCGGCTCGCCGGCTACGGACTATTCGAACATCGGCTTCATCCCCGAAATCTGGTCGGGCAAGCTGATCGAGAAGTTCTACGCCGCCACGGTGCTCGCCGCGATCTCGAACACGGATCATGAGGACGAAATCCGCAGCTTCGGCGACCGGATCAAAATCCGCACCAAGCCGACCATCGCCATCAATGACTATCTCGCCGATGGCGACCTCACGCTGGATCGTCCGGCGGGCGGCAACGTCGAGCTTTACATCAACAAGGGCAAGTATTTCGCCACGATCCTCGACGACATCATGGAGCTGCAAAGCGACCTGAACCTGTTGTCGATCTGGGCGGATGACGCGTCCGAGCAGATGAAGCTCGCGATTGACGTGGACGTGCTCGCTTTCCTGCTGAACACGCCGGCCACGGCCAACCAGGGCGCGACGGCTGGCGCGATCTCGGGCAACATCAACCTCGGCACGACCGGCGCCCCGATTGCGACTGTGAGCCGCAACCCCGGCAATGGTCAGGTGGAGATCACCGACGTTCTCCTGCGCCTCGCGCAGGCGCTCGACGAGATGAACATCCCGGAGAGCGGACGTTGGGTTGTCCTGCCGACGTGGGCTGCGACGCAGATCAAGCGTTCGGAACTCCGTCAGGTCTATCTGTCCGGCGACAACATCACGATGCTGCGCAACGGGCGGCTGGGCATGGTGGATCGCTTCACGATCTACGTCAGCAACCTGCTGCCCAGCGGCGTCGCCGGCGGTCTCAGCGCGGGTCAGTTCGCCGTCTACGCCGGCCACCCGCACGCGCTCACCTTCGCGTCGCAGATGACCAAGATCGAGACGATCCGCTCGGAGCGCACGTTCGGCAACGTCTTCCGCGGACTCCAGGTCTACGGTCGGCAGGTGCTCGACAATAAGGCCATCGCCCAGGCGATCATCACGCAGGGTGCTGCGTAAGGTTACCCGCAGGGGTAATTCTCGCAGTGTAGGAGAACTGATATGGCGGCGCTCGTCACCGTGGCAGATTACATCGCAGAAGCGAGAGTGCTGCTACAGGACACGGTGTCGCCATATCGCTATCCAGATGATGATCTGGTGACTGCACTCAATCTCGCGATGGCGGAGATCGACCGGCTGCGGCCCGATATCTTCCTCGACGCGAAATACACCACGAACACCGCGCCTCGCACCCAGCTCTCTGTGCCGTCGCCCCCCACCTACTCTAGTGCCTCGGAGAGCACAGTCATCCCGCTCCCGCCGCAATACAAGGTGTCGGTCGTCTACTACGTCGTCGGCAACGCCCAGCTACGCGATACGGAGGACGTGTCGGACAAGCGCGCTTCGGAGTTCCTGAACAAGTTCACGGCGCAGCTCCTAACAATCGAGGCATAAGCCGTGGCGACCGCGACCATCATCCGACTGTGCGACACCGCGAGGGTGTCCCTTCCTGGGGCGCTCGACGGGCAAATTCGCATGTCGCTGTTCGCCGCCATTAAAGAGTTCACGCAGCGCTCGAATGTTTGGCAAGACGTGATAGGTATCACGGTCAATCCGAACGTGTGGGATTACGCCGTCGCCGCGGAGGCGAACGCGCTCATCAATCGGCTCCTGTGGCTGGAGGGCATCCGCAGCACGAACAACCTGACCCAGGTTGGCTCGGGCAGCTCCCGCGCCGGGCAGCTCACTCTTCCCGGATCGCTCCGCGTGGGGCTCCGCATCCTCTCCCCGCCGTCGACGAGTGAGCTGTGGTATGCGCATGTCGCATATACCATTGCCGATCCGACGAACGCCGAGGGGCTCCCCACCATCCCGGATTGGATCATCGATAAATACTCCGACGCGCTTCTGAGCGGAGTGCTCTCGCGCATGATGTCTGCGCCAAGCAAGCCCTACTCGAACTTGAAGCTCGCCTCATACCATCAGGGGCAGTTCCGCAAGGGCATGAACCTAGCCCGCGCCGAAGTGTCGAACGGCAACGTCTTCGACCAAAACTCCTGGCGCTACCCGCGGACGTTCCGCATGCGCTCGCAACGATATTAACGGGGGGTGTTGACGGATGACGCTCGCAATAAACCCCTCCAGCCAACAGTATCTCTACGCCTCTGTGACGGAGACGCCCATCGGCTCGCTCGCACAGCAGACGACGGAGACGATCACCTATGCGGTCGACTATTCGCAGTGGCTCGCACCGGGGGAGACGGTGGTGGGGACGCCCACCTTCAACATCAACCCCAGCACCACGCCGGCTCTGAGCGCATCGCTCGCCTCCCTCTCAGGGGGCACTCTGGCGTTCTTTCAGCTTTCAGGTGGCACGGACGCCACCCGCTACGCCATCAATGTGACGCTCTCGACGAGCACAGGCCAGTCGAAAACGGACACATTCTTCCTCCAGGTGTCGGCCCCCATCTCGTCGGCCTAAGCGGAGCCGGTCATGGATATTCCTCACAAACTTCATGAAGTCACCACGAGTGCGTCGGATACTGTGTGGTGGATTGCCGGTGGTCTGATGTCTTATCCTATATGGGGAGCTTGGCTCAATAATATTCACGAGGGGGCAGCTTTCGCCGCCCCGATCATCGGTTGCGTGCTGGGCCTAGCGCAGCTTGCGAAGACTGTTAGATCGTGGTATTTGGAGGTTACCCGGAGAGGTAATACCGATGACACGTCCGACGACCACGAGTGAAGCGGGGATCGCTCGACTTGCCGAGCGCGAGGGCTTTCGGCTCGTCGCCTACCCTGACACGCGTGGGCTCTGGACGATTGGCGTTGGCCACCTTTCCAATGACTACTTCCCGGTCCGTCCCGGTTTGATGATCTCGAAGGAGAAGGCGCTGGAGCTTCTGGCGCACGATCTTGGGGAGGTCGAGCGGACGATCAATGCGTGTGTCCATGTGGACATCTCGCAGGACCAGTTCGACGCGCTCGCCAGTCTCGGCTTCAACATTGGCTGCCGGGGCCTAGCCCACTCGTCGGTGATCTATCGGCTGAACTTCGGCGACTATGAGGGGGCCGCGCGCGCCTTCATGATGTGGGTGCATCCGCCGGAATTGAAGCCACGTCGGACCGGCGAGATGAACCAGTTTCTCGGCGCAGGAGACTAAGATGCTAACGAAGATCAAAGATACCATCGACCCCTATATCGGGACGGCGAAGGATTGGGCCGTCGCCCGCTGCAAAGAGCCCTCCACCTTCGGCAGTGCGGGTGCGGTCGCTGCATGTCTGACGCTTGCCCATGTCCCCCCGGACAGGCAGGCGAACTACCTACTCATCTGTGCCGGTGTCTCCAGCCTCGGTGTGGCGATGGCGGAAAAAGGAAAGAAGCCCTGATGCTCCGCCCCTACCTTCTCCTCGTCGCCGTCCTAGCGCTCGTGGGTTCCTTCATTGGAGGTTACCTGCGGGGGTATCACGCCGGCAACAACGAGGAGAAGGTTGTGGCGTTGCAACAGGAGAACAGCGTCCTCGCCGCACAGCTCGCCTCTACGAGGGAGGCTCTCGATACGCAGTGGAAGCAGGTGCTTGCGAGTGACACGGCGCTTAATGAAGCCGCCAACCGAGCGGACTTGATCCAAGCCGACGCCGAAGCGTTGCAGAAGAAAGTCTCTGACTATGAGAACCAAATCCGCGCTGCTGTCGATAAGCACTGTGCTCTTAATCGCAGCGACGTGCAGCGCTTGCGGGACATTGCACCAGCCCCTCGCAGTGTCCGTCACGCCCCCGCCGCCCCTACTCCCTAGCCCCCCTGCGGGGTTCGGAGTGCCGGTGGATGTTGATCCCCCGAAGGAGGGGGAGGACGCTCGTGCATATTCAGCGCGCGAGCGCCGTGGGCGTCTTATCAATGCGGAGCGCCTGGAGAGCGACCGACAATTCTATCAGGATGTCCGGCAGGCGTTCACAGCGCCCGCGCCGAGCGAACAGGAGACTGTCAATGACAACCATTAGCGTGAGCCCGAAGCCGACCCCGATCCGCGTGAAAATCCCCAGAACAACGGTCGTCGTTGAGCCGCCGCACGTTGAGCCTGCCCCCACTCCCCCCGAAGCCGCGCCCGAGCCCACCCCCGCGGTCGAGGACCTGTCTCACTTGCCGGAGTCGACGCAGGCTGAGATCGAGGCTGGGCGAGCACAGACGGACATATTCGTGCAGAAGGCCATCGAACGCGGAGAGCCCGGCCATCCCGAGCCTAAGCCAGCCCCCGCACTCGAAGATGAGCCCGAGGACGAGCCCGAAGAGGCCCCGGAAGTCGCTTCGGAGCACCTTCCCGAAGCGACGCGGGCTGAAATCGTGGCGGGGCAGAACCGGACGGCGGCGTTCGCTTCGCGGCATGAGGCGGAGCTGAGAGCCGGCCGAGATGCTACGGAACTCGCTGCGAAGCGGGCGGCTCGCCACTAACACGCGATCTTCGGGGACGATAAATGGCCACTATTCAGCTCAACCGCAGTGCGACCGGCGTCGCCCCCACTTCTCTCGCTCCAGGCGAGATATATTTGGATGAGCTGAATGGTCGCCTCTATTGGGCGGACAACACCGGCGCAGTGCATTATACAGCACTCCTCCCCGTGGCGATCACGGCGGCACAGATGCCGGCGTTGACAGGCGACGTGACGACGCCCGGCGGCTCTCTCGCGACGACCATTGCTGCGGGCGTCGTGACCCTCGCCAAGATCGCAACGGCGGCGGTCGCAACGACAGCACAGTTCCTCTCTAACGTGGCGAGCACGCTCCTGACGACCGATCAGGTGTGGGGGGCTGCCGCTCCGGTCGGGCTCACGGACGCGGCCACGATCTCTGTGGACATGAGCACGTTCATCAACGCCTATGTGACCCTTGCAGGTAACAGGACGCTGGGGAACCCCGCCAACACGAAGCCGGGGCAGAGTGGGTCTATCTTCATCTTCCAAGACGCAACCGGCTCGCGCACGCTCACGCTGTCCTCGAACTGGAGGACTCCGGGCGGATCGGGCGCGTGGCCGGGGCTCTCGACATATGCCAACGCCGTCGACCGCCTAGACTACGTCGTGTTCAACAGCGGGAACATCCACTACGTCCTCTCGAAGGGCATCTACTGATGTTTCCGGGGATAGGCAGAGCAATGGCAGGTGCCGATGTGACGCCGCAGACGATTACGTTTGCGGCACCGGGAACTTACTACCTCACCATCCCCCGCTACCACGCCCTCAAGGTCGAGGCGAAAGGCGCAGGCGGTGGCGGCGCGGGCGGACCTTCGGGCGGCGCTGGCAATGGCACGGCATCCTTATTCGGCTCCTCGACTCCGGTCGTTGGCAACGGCGGGAGTGGCGCTAGCACGAACTGGACCTACTACCCTTATACCTGGACAACCTACCCAGGCGCGGGCGGCACAGCCTCGGGGGGCGACACCAATACGACTGGTGGGGCGGGCAATGGCGGCACCGGAGCGGGCTCTGCGACAGGCGGCGGAGGCGGCGACGCGGTGAAGACTTGGACGCCCGGCGCTGCGGGTGCGCCCCGACCGCAAGATACCATCGCCATTGTCGTCGGAACGGGGGGCCATCCAGTGAACGGGGCCAACGCCGGCGGCTCTGGTTCCGTCACCGTGACAATTACCTGAGAGGTAACACCATGCCCCCTCTCAAGATCGAGAACTTCGGAGGGATGGCCCCAAGCCGGGCTCCCACGCTCCTCCCCAATGACTTCGCAGCCTATGCACAGAATACATGGCTGTATCATGGGACGGTCCAAGGTTTCCGCCGGCCCTATCTTCGATACACCCTCGCCAATCCGACAACGACGACCAAAGTCTACCGGATACCGAGCACGAATACGCTCCCCGGCAGCTTTGACTACTCGACGTGGATGGAGTTCGCCGACCCCTATACGGATGTTATCCGCTCGCCCGTGATCGCGGATAGCTTCTCGCGATACTACTTCTTCTCCCCCTCGACCGCCCCACAATACAACACGCTCGCCAGAATACTATCGAGCAGCTCCCCCTATGTCCTCGGCGTGACGGCCCCCTCCAACGCGCCGACGCTGACCATTACGGGGTCTGCGACCGACACGCAGCTCACGCGCGCCTACGTCTATACGTGGGTCACCGCCTATGGCGAGGAAGGCCCGCCGAGCCCCCCTGTCGTGCAGTCGAACTCGGCGTCGAATACGTGGCAGGTCAATCTCTCGGCTCCTGGGTCCGGCGATACGACGGGGCGCAACCTCACGAACGTCAACATCTATCGCACGATTGCGAACGCCCAGGGCACGTCTTCGTTCTTCCTCGTGACGACGCTCCCCATCGCCACGACGACCTATGTAGACACTGCGACGGATGTGAGTATCTCCGGGGGCACGCAGCTCCAGAGCACATACTGGACAGCCCCACCCAACTTACAGGGCTGTGTCTCTATGCCGGGCGGGATGCTCGCTGGCTGGGCGAACTCCAAAGAGATTTGGTTCTGCGAGCCCTACCGCCCGCATGCGTGGCCGTCGCCCTATACGATCTCTCTGGATTACCCCATCGTCGGCATGGCTGCGGTGGGGCAGTCGCTCATCGTGCTGACCGCGGGCATCCCCTATGTGATCTCCGGCACCACGCCGGCGACGATGACGCCCTCTAAAGTCCAACTGCACGAGCCCTGTCTATCCAGGCACTCTATCGCGTCGGACTCCGTCGGCGTTTGGTATGCGTCGGCGAACGGGCTCGTTCTCATCCCAGCGGCGACGCTCGGCGGTGATATCGCCTCAAAAACTGTCTTCTCGCGGCAGGACTGGTCGGCCCTCGGACCATCGCTCTTCCAAGGGGCGAAGCTGGGCACGGCCTATATTTCATTCGTCGAGAAGGGCGTGCTGACGGGCGGCACCACCTATGACGGTGCGACAGGTCCGGCGAACGGTGGCGTTATCGACGGCTTGACGGGGGGCAACCCCATCATCGACGGCCTCCACGCACAGTTCTCCCCGGACGCGAACCAGGGCGACAATGGATTTATTGTGGACGGGACGGGCTCAGAGGTGGCATTCAGCCTCCTCAATATCCCCTACCCGGTCATCAACACGATCCAAGACGAGTATACTGGTGAGGTGCTCCTCCTCTACAATGGCGGCGTCTACCAGTGGGACACGCCCTCTCAGACGGTGTTCAGCTCCTATACTTGGCGCTCGAAGGTCTTCCAATTCCCCTACAAGCGTCAGTTTGTGGGGGCGAAGGTGTTTTTCAATATCCCCTCCTCGGTGACGATCACTCTCGGCGCGCGGAACACTTCGCAGACGCAGGCGTTCGATCCGACCTCGCAATACCTTCTGATGCGCGTCTTCGCAGATGGCAGGGAAGTGCTCGTGCGTGAGGTGCAGACCTCGGGGGAGCAGATACTATTCCCGAGCGGCTTCAAAGCAGATATGTGGCAGTTCCAGTTCGAGGGGCAGGTAGAACTCTTGAACTTCCAGGCGGCGACAAGTATTAAGGAACTCCAAGGCATCTAGTTGTTACCTGTCTAGGTAGAGGACCTCATGGCGACCTACACCCCGAGCACTGGCCCCCAGGCGTTCCTCCTTAGCAAGAAGCCCAAGCTGACGATGGTCCCGCAGCCGATGGCCGATCTGGCCTCGCTCCAGGCGGCAGTCGCCGTGCTCAAGCACAACATGGATATCATCACCAGCAACGCGGGCGGCGACGCGTCTAGTCAGATATTCGCCCTTGCCGGCCAGACCGGGAAACTTACGGGGTGGGGATCGAACTCTTCGACCGGAGCCCTATGCTCGATACAGTTTACGCTGTCGGCCTCCAGTATTGTCCTTCTGACGTTCGGCTACACTGGCATCGCGACGAGCGCCGCAGGCAACCTCCAGGCAGTCTTGGACGGGGGCACGGTATCGGTGATCCCTCTGGCCAGGACCGGGGGCAGTGCTTACCCCCTCCAAGGCTCGGCGGTGCTCGCGAACGTGGGCTCCGGGCTGCACAATCTAAGCGTCAATACAACGACTGGTCTCAGCGGCTTATATGCCACCATCATAGGGTTCGGCCAATGATCTATTTCGACGATATACTAGCGCACTCACATATCGCGAAAGCGGCGCAGGTCGCAGCGATTTACAAGCAGCATCGATGTATCTCCCGAGAGAACGAGAAGGGTGTTGTGCTGGGGGGCGTAATCTTCACAGACTACCATGGTGAAGGTGGGAGCGTGCAAATCCACTGTGCAGGCTTCACGCCACACTGGCTATCGCGCGACCTACTCTTCTATATCTTCGACTATGCCTTCACAGCGCTCAAGGTGAAGAAGGTTGTGGGCATCGTCAACTCGAAGAACGCACGCGCGGTGCGGCTCAATACGCACATCGGCTTCAAGCCCGAAGCCTGCATCAAGGACATCTTCCCCGATGGGGCGGCGCTCGTCATGACGATGCGCCCAGATCGCTGCCGATATCTCGTCCCGCCTGCGAAGCTACGCCCCATTCAGATGCGATAACCGCTTTACCTACCAGGGTAACTCCTGTAGAATACCGCCCTCTAGGGAGACGACCGTGGGAAAACAGGCACAGCCGCAGCCCGATTACGCAGGGTTGTTCACTGGAATGGCCCAGGCGCAGGCCGCGAACAACCAATATCAGCTCGGGCAGCAGCAGCTCGATTGGGCCAAGCAGGTCTACAACCAGAACGAGCCCTACATCCAGCAGGCGTCGCAGGAGAGCCTGACGGCGCAGCAGAACGCTGACACGTTCGCCAAGGGGCAGCAGGACCTCTACACCAGCACCTACGAGCCGCTCCAGCAGAAATACGCCCAGCAGGTTCAGAATTGGGACACCCCACAAACTGAGTTGCAGAACGCCGGCGCTGCGCAGGAGATGGTCTCCGACCAGTTCACACAGGCGCGCAACTCGGCGGCTTCTCAGTTGGAGAGCTTCGGCGTCGATCCGTCGAGCACGCGATATGCGGCGCTCGACATTGGCACGCGCACGCAGCAGGCGGCAGCAGAGGCCGGCCAGGGCACGCAGGCGATCCAGAACACAAAACTTCAGGGGATGGGATTGGAGGCCGGCGCGATCAGCCAGGGCCAGGGCCTCCCCAATCAGTCGGCGGCGCTATCGGGCGCGGGCACGGGGGCGGGCAGCGCGTCTTCAAGTGGGCTCACGAGCGCCTACGGCACGGGCGCTGGCGCGATGAATGGCGCAAATGCGTGGTTCAACTCGGGCAACGCCTCGATGGCGGGCGCGTCGAGCACGTTCGGGAGCGCCTACAACGGCTACAACAGCGCCATGAACGCCTATGCGAACCAGAGTTCGGGCGTCGGTGCCGGGCTTGGCTTCCTGGGTGGAATTGCTTCGGCTGGAAAGGGCACCGGGCTTCTGGCGTCTCTGGAGGACGGCGGCGAAGTCCCCGCACAGGGCGCGATCCCGACGCCTCAGACGGGAGGCTATGTGCCCCCGCACGCGTCACCGTCCGGCGGGCAGGTGACCGACGACATCAACGCGCGACTTAATGCGGGCGAGTTCGTCATCCCGCGTGAAGTCGTGTCATGGGAAGGCGAGAAGGCCATCCACAAGTTCATCGATAAGGCGCGCGCCGACCGCGCCCAGAACGAAGCGACGACGCAGACGAAGCCGCAGATGCGCCCCGCGATCCCCGGTCCCGCTCGGTTCGTATCCGGCCAAGGCGCGATCCCCGTCCCCCGCGCAGCCTAAGCGAGAAAATCGATGTCCATCGGCGCTGAGATCACCCAATTCGTGAACGCGTTTACGCAGACTCGGAACGCGCTCAAGAATAACGACAAGACCTCGGACAAGTCCGCGCTCGATAACGGCGCGAACCAAGCGATGATCGACGGGAAGAACAACTTCACGCCCCCTGCGGAGGGCTCGCTCGGCACTACCTCCGAGGGTAACACTGGCGGTGGGGGCGGCGGGGATTTCGAGCTGAATGACGCCCACAAAGGCATCATAAAAATTCTCACGGACCGCGGGGTCGCCCCCGAAGTCGCCGCTGGTGCGGCTGGCAGCGCGATGGGGGAGAGTGGCCAGAACCTCGACCCTGCATCCTACAACCCCGACGATAACGGCAGCCCCAGCGCCGGCATCATGAATTGGCACAAGGAGCGCCTGACGGGGCCGAATGGGCTCTATGCGTTTGCCGGCACGAACGACATCAAGAAGATACCGCTCGACACGCAGTTGAAGTTCTTCGGGAAGGAGCTGGATACCACCCATGCGGGCGCGCTCCAGGCGCTCAAGCAGGGCAAGACGGTCGCCGATGGCGTTGCTGCGCACACACGCTATTTTGAAGTCCCCGCCGACATCCCCGGCCAGATAAAGGCCCGGACACCGAATGGGAATAGGGTCTGGAGCGCTGTCAATGCACCCGCGACGATCTCCCCGGTCGCGCAGGGCGCACTCCCATCCCCCGCAGCGGGCGGCACACCGACCGCTTACGCCGACGATGGAGACGACGACAAGAACGCAACATTTATGCAGACGAGCGATCTCGTGCCGGCGCACGCGAGCGGCGGTCTCGTCTCTCGCCCGGATCGCACCGCGCAGGCGATCCCCGGCATCAAGGATGTTTCGCTGGATGTGGGGACGCGGCCCGGCGGCGGATATCAGGCGACGCGTGCGACCTCGCCCGGCTATGCGGATGGCGGAGTTGTCTCGGCACCGGGGGTGCTCCCCGATGGTCGCCCCGACTACACGGATAAATACAATACACAGCTCCCTCCTAAGAAGGAGGCGCAGTTCCAGAAATGGCTTAAAGATAACGACCGCCAGGGGGACTTGGCGGATTACGACCTTCGTGGGTGGTATGCGTCCGGTAATGGGCAGGCGGCTAATGGCCATTTCACGGATCAGTTCAAGAAGCCCAATCACCCGACGTTCTCGGTGCAGAGCCAGTATAACGGCGTCGATGGGAATATGGGCGGCTCCTGGGGTGGAGATGATACGCAGGGATGGTCCTATACTCCAAGCCAGACCAACCTAAAGAACATGCCGCCGCAACAGCTCCAGAAATACTTTGACCGGGTAGAGCCGGGCAACAAGCTCAACCTGCCGCAGGCCGCACCCCAGGGCGCGATCCCGTCGCAGAGCTTTGCGGGCGGCGGGCTTGTCTCTGGCTCACAGGACAGCGGGCAGGACGGCGCGCAGGATGATAGCTCGAACCCGATATCCGATGCAGTGACCTCCGTGGGTAACGGCGTCAGCGATCTCTTCAATGGCCTTGGCGATGCGCTCCACCACACCCTCCTGACGATCCAGAGCGGCCTCGGGCTCAACTCGACCGCATCCGGCGTGCCTCCGAGCCCTGGCGTGGCGGAGGGGCTGCGGCGGTTCATGTCGGGCGAAGGCGCTGCGCACCCCGACGAGGTGAAGGCTGTAGGCGACGCCGTCGATCCCGATGGAAAGCTCACGGATGGGCTGCGCACCGCTGCCGGCCTCAACGCAGCCTACAAATACTATCTGTCCCAAGGAGAGCCTGAGAAGGCGACGAAAATCGCCAAGGCGCTTATGCAGCACTCGCGCATGCTCGCGTCGCAATATGGAGATCGAGCCGCGAAATACTTCCAGCAGGGCGACACCAAGGCCGGCGTCGATGCGATGGTGAAGGGGCAGGACTCGATCCCCGATGGCACCACGGTCGAGGCGAAGGCCAACGAGGATGGCAGCGCGGACGTTACCCACAAGACGGCCTCGGGTAAGGTGCTGAACTCGTTCCGTGCAACGCCGCAGCAGATCATGCAGGCGGCGACCGGGCTCAAGGACGGCAGCGCATACTGGCAGCAGCTCGGCAACGCGGCGTCGGGGAAGTATGCGGAGGACGCGGGCCAGGAGGACCACGATCCAGCTTTCGAGGCGTGGACGCAGGGCGGAGCGAGGCCCGCGTCTCAGGGAGCGCCCCAAGGAGCGCCCCAAGGCGCGCCCCAGGGCGGACAGGTTACCCCCGTGAGTAACGGCCCTGCGCAGCCCCCCATGCCCGCGCCCCAGCAAGCCCCACAGGGCGCGATCCCGCCTGCACCCATGCCCGTCGCTCAAGGAGCCCCACAGGGACAACCCCAGCAAGCGCCGCAGGGAGCGATCCCCGCGCCCGGCCAGCCCACACCCATGCCCGTCGTGCAGCGCGCAGCCCCGCAGATCACCCCCGCGGCTCTTGGGCTGCCGGAGCGCCCCGCCCTGCCGCCCAACATCGGCGAGATGACGCCCGAGAACCAGAAGCGCGTCATGGCCGTCGTGCATAACCAGCAGCAAGGATGGGACAAGGAGTTCGCCGCGCGCAGGGCGCAGACCGTCGCGACGACGACCGCCCAGAACGCAGACACCAATGCGGCGCAGCGGGAAGCTTTCTCGCAGTCGCAGCAGACTGCTCGCCAGAACGCGCAGCAGGCGCACGAGACGCGGATGCTCCAGAACGCCCAGCAGAAGCCGACCGATGTGGACCTGAGCGACCCGGACACGCTGACACAGTATAAGACCGCGTTCGGATGGGCCGACGACGCCAAGGGCAAGCCGAGTGCCGGCACGGGTAACCCGCGCCTCAACAACGCGATCCTCGGCGTGGCGCGCGACATCGTGTCCCGCAATAAGGGCTTCACTCCCGATATGGCGGCGGATGCGTTCAAGGAGATGACCGCGCCGCAGAAGGGAGACCAGGCCCCCTTCACCATCCACCCGCTGCCGGGCGACCAATATGGTTCTGTGCAGGTGCGGTTCCGCGACAGCCTCATGCCGACGATCCGCATCCCTTCGAGCACGCTCCAGACGATCACCACGATCCGCGGCATGGCGAACACCAAGCAGTCGCAGGACGATCTGACGACTGAGAAGCGCAGCAAGCAGGATGCGGCGCAGGCGAAGCGCGAGACGGACTGGAAGAGCCGGGGGCAGGGCGCGATCCCGTCGCCCGCGATCAGCCCCGATCAGCAGTATGCGCTCAAGCATGGGTTCCCGAGCTACTACACCGCGGATGAAGTTGACTCCGCAATGGGGCACTAAATGGCCGTCGATATCAGCTACCTCAACCAGCCCGGCGCGAACCAGAGCGACGATACGGAGTGGAGTGATTACCCCAAGGCAGCCTACGGCGCGCTGCAAGGGCTAAGCGGCGCGGCGCAGAGCGGCATCGCCTATATCGCGGACAACGTCGGAGAGCCCGAGACGGGGGACCTGATCCGCGGTCGCGCGGCCCTCCAGCATCGCGACGAGCAGGACACCATCGCGAGCATGACGCCCGCGGCGCAGAAGTCCATGAACTCGAACATCACGGGCTCGGACTTCTGGGAGCATCCCGGTCGCGCGCTCGGCCTCAAGGGCGCACAGATGTCGCCTGCGCTCATTGCCTCGGCTCTGCCGGCCGGCATCGTGGCAGAGGCGTTCGGTGCGGCGGCTGGCACGGGTATGGCGATAGCCTCCAATGCCGGACTGAGCGCCACGCAGTATGTCGACGCGGTTTCTTCGAAGATCGCAGACGCGTCCGACGACGACCTGCGAAAGGACAGCGCGCTCTACAACGGCCTGCGCGACCGCATGACTGAGGAAGATGCGCGGCGCGAACTGACGCACTTCGTCACGGATGGGGATGGGCGGCTGGCGCTCACAGCTCTCGCCGGCGGCGTCGCGGGTGGAGCTGGCCTCGGCGGCATGATGGCGCGCGGCAGCGTGCTCACGGGCACGGCTCTCCGTCGCGCGGCGTTCGGCCTTGGGGAGGCTGGCGGTGCCGGCGCGCTCCAGACCGGCGTCGGTGACTATGCAGAGCAGCAGGCCGGGCTAGAGGCAGGCACCCAGAAGGAGTTCGACGCCCGCGGATGGCTGAACCGCACCCTGGAGGCGGGCGCACTCACGGGCCTCCCCGGCGCGGCGCATGGGCTCATGCACGCGGCACCCGAGGCCATACCGAAACCCAGGCCCGATGCGCCCACCGTGGTCCCGGAAGTCGGGCTCGACCCGGCCCAGGCCGATGCGGTCGAAGCGCGCAACCCGCCGCCCGGCGATACGCCGCCGCCCGCCGGGCAACCTGCACAGGTAACACCCCAGGCTCCCCCGGAGGCGACGCCCGAGATCACGCCCGTCACTGAGAGCCCGGAGACGATCCAGGCGCAGCAGCAGGCGACGCAGGAGCAGAAGCGCCCCGCCGTCGTCTATCCGAAGGGCACCGACAAGCCGAGCAAGCCCCCCGAGGGCTTGAAGCGGACGAATATCCGCGGCGATATTTACGACTACGACCCCGAGCAGACCTCACCCAAGGACCTGCGCGCCAAGATCAAGGACGGCTCTGTTGGCGAGTTCCTGGGTTATGGCGACACGACGCAGGAGGAGGCGGTCCAACGAGCCGCATCGGGGGAGACCCCTGTCGCTGTGACCGAGCGGACACCTGACGGCACAGAAGTCAAAGCCGCTGCCGGCACTGACCGGACGGCCCCCGACCAGACCCAGGCGCTCGAAGCGAACAAGGCCGCGCCCGAGAACACGGTGCAGGTGGAGAGCCCGGCGCAGGTAATCGCGGATCGCCAGGAGGCCCAAGCTCCCGCGCCCCAAGAGCCCGCCGCCAAGCCTTCGTTCCCTGGTGGCCCTGGGGACAAGGAGCCGCCGCGCAAGCCGCAAGTCCTCCGCGATGTTACCCCAGAAGGTAAGAAGGCCGACGCCACGAACCAGAAGGCGTGGAACAAGAAGATCGCGGCGAACAAGGAGACAGCCCCGAAGGAGCCCAAGGGCAAGAACCGCGACAAGGACGAGAAAGCGGCGCGCACCCAGAACAACGCCACCGCCGAGGACATCATCAATGGGAAGCACCTCCCGACCGACGCCGAAGCGAATTACTTCGACGGTCGCGCCAAGGGGGCCAATGACGCACGCAAGGCGATCCTGGCGCGGGCGCAAGCCATGGTTGACGCGGCCAAGGAGAAGGGCGTCGAAATCCCGGCGACCATCCGCGACAACCTCGACGAGCTGATGAACCACAGCCCGGCGACCATGCTGCTCGCGGAGGCCCGCTCACTCGTGGGCAAGAAGGTCAAGAAGGGGGCGGACTTCCAGCGCTTCATCGGGCGTGAGAAGGACCTGCGCGAGGGCAACGTCGAAGCCGTCAAGGGCGAGCGCCGCGCCGAGGGCGATATCGCTAAGCGCACCGATCAGGGGGACGTATCTGCACCCCTAGGTAACGTCGCGGATGCACTTGCCGATCACAACACTCCCGAGGCGGCGCTGGAGGCAAAAGAGCACGCCGAGGAGAGCCACAACGAAGCGACGGTCCTCCATAACTTCGAGAAGCGCCTTGCTGAGGCCGCTGTGCGGTCGGCCCCCGATCTACTGAGCCCCGAGGCGCTGGCCCGTATCGAGAAGGCGCGGCGCTATGCGATGGAGGGGAAGACGGAGGGCGAGCGAGCCGCTGGGCAAGCCGCTATCGAGCGCATCGTTGAAAAGGTTGCATCGACCCGCGTCACCGCTGGCGAGGACAAGGCCGGCACATTCAAGGTCGAAACGAAGCGTAAGTCCTGGCAGCCGGGGAAGAAGTCCCTGCCGGAGGTCGGATCGAAGCCGTGGAAAGTCGGGCCGAAAGATGTTACCTCCGAGGGCATCAAGGCTCTGGAGCGACCCGATGAGCCTGCGACGGTCCTGGGGCCGGAAGGGAAGGCCGAGGCGGCGCACACGGCTTCGCTCTCCGAACTCCTTCGCGGGCTCCCCGTTGGTGAGGGGCGGACGGGCGCTGTGAGCCGCAAGCTCTCTGAGCGCGTCCAGGCGGCGCTGGGCGACTACCCCGTGCATGTGGTCTCCAGGGAGGACATGCAGAACCTCCTAGGCGTGCGCAAGCCGCCCTTCGGCTACCACGACCCCCTCTACAAGCACATCGTCATCAGTGCTGACACGCCCCAAGCTGCGCTGCCCCACATTCTCTTGCACGAGGGTCTGCACGGACTGCTCCAAGACACTCTCTCGCGCAATGCGACGATCCGCGGACACGTTGAGAAGATCATGGCGGAGGCGAAGGAGGCGCTGAAAGACGAGGCCCTCCCCTACTCTGACCAGTTCCTCACCCCCCGCCCGCCGGGGTCCCACTATGGCTGGACCGACGCTCACGAATTCATGTCGGAGGCCCTCTCGAATGGTGTGTTCCAGCGCGCTCTGGCGAAAGTCCCACTATCCGAGGGGCTCGTGCGCGAGCTGGGCCTCCCCGAGTTTCGGCAGAACTCCATTTGGGGCGGCGTCGTGCACACGATCTCCCGGATGCTGGGGCTAAAAGCGCACGAGTATTCGGCGCTGGAGGCGGCGATGGCCGTTGGCGAGCGCGCAAGCTGGGACAAGAGCCCCGGCCACAAGATCGAATATGCGATGCGCCAGCGGCAGATGCAGTCGCGGCAGCAGGCGATCAAGTTCCTCCCCGCGTTCGAGGATGCGGCGGACGCGACGAACGAGCCTAAGAAGACCGCGCGAGCGGGCATCGAGCTGCCGATTACCCAGATGGGTAATGTGGTGAACGCCGCTATCGAACACACCCCGACCGTGGGCAAGCTCAAAGAATGGGGCATGAAGCTCCAGACGAACGATCAGCTCCGCCAAGCGCGAGAGTGGCTCTTTGGTAGTGCCGACGAGAGCAACCCCCTGCGCAAGCTGACCGACACCATCGAGAAGATGGGCGTCAAGATGCGGAAGTATCGGGAGGAGGGCGACAAGATCGCGCGCGACAACTTCACGCTCTCGAAGAAATACCAAGGCCCGCAGTGGGACGAATACGCCCGCCTGCGCGAAGAGAGCACGATCTACGACCTGCACCCCGACAAGGACCTCGACAGCTCGGCCAACGCCCACCTGCGCGCCAGCAAGGATGTCGCGAATAAGCTCGCCAAGGGCAGGGACTCTGAGCACGAGACGGCGATGGATGTGTGGCAGAGCCGCCAAAAACACAGAGAACTGAGCGCGCTTTACGATAGCCTGCCGAGCGATCTCCGGCGCCAGTTCCGCAACGACCGCGACTACTACAAGGAGATGCAGGACAAGATCACGCGCTCCAACGTCGATCAAGTCCTAAGCACCGTCGACTTACCTGATGGGGTAAGCAAGAGCGCGCTCGCCGAGCGGATCATGAACGATGCGATGACGGAGGACGACGACAAGTTGTTCGCCGATAAGCCTGAACTCGGCAAGGCGATCAAGAACGCGGAAGAGTTGAAGGTGAAGAAGGGCGCATATTTCCCGCTCATGCGCCAGGGAGAGCACGTCGTTCGTGCGAAGTTCAAGGTCGAGGCCCCCACGGGGGGCAAGAAGATCGACGAGAACACTTGGGAGTTCGGCTCGCGCCAGGAGGCGAATAAGTTCGCGCGCGAAGTCGGCCTGCCGGCGCGCACCAAGACCGTCTATTACGACCCGGAGACCGGCGCGAAAACGACGAAGGACAATGAGAGCACGACGGGGAGCCCCGTCCAGAAATTCCAGACGCGCGTCCAGCGCGAGCTGATGGAGCTGCACGAGACAGAGCGGGGGGCGAACGCGCGCCGTCAGGAGCTTGTGGATCACGGAGGCTTTGAGGACATCAAGGCGGTCACCAAGCGCGACCTCAATAACAAGCTCGACTACGAAATCTCGTCGCCCCAAATACAAAAACTTGTGGATAACTTGCGCAAGCGGAAGGACCTGAGCCCCGAGCAGCGCGGGATCATGGAGCGCTCGCTTCTCGAAGCATCGATCGGTATGAAGGCCGGCACGCGTGTCGAGCAGCGAAGGCTCCCCAGGCGGAACGTGGCGGGCGCGTCACGCGACGTTGTGCGCAACACCATCGACTATTCGAACAGCGCCTCGCGTTACCTGTCCAGGCAAGACTACCGCTCTACCGTGGACGGCGCGCTCAAGGACATGCGCGAACACATCAAGGACAATGAGTATCAGGACACCACGATAGAGCGGCAGCGCGTCCTGCAAGAGATGGAGGGGCGGCTCTACGGCTTCGGCTCGCCCGAATATACCGGGCGCATGGCCCCGGTGTGGTCGCGGCTCATGACCGCCTCGTTCCTCATGCGCATGGCGAGCAGCGCCCACATCCTCCTGCACATGACGCATCCGGGGATGATCTCGGCTCCGGTGCTCGGCTCGCGCCACGGCTTCGCGAAAGCCTACGCCTCGCTCGCTCGCGCCTATGGCGACATGGGTGCGATGGACGCTCTAAAGGAAGGGGCTAAGGGTGCGGTGCGCACTGCCCGGAACCCTGCGGCGGAGCCCACGAACTTCGTCGATGGTTTCAAGCAACGCCTTGCGAAGTCTGCGGATGGCGCGAAGATCGGTAAGATGCTCGACGCGCTGATGGAGACTGGACACATCCACCCCGATGCCGGCTTCGAGGCCACGCGCCTCAACGAGTTCGGGACGGCGGCGGATCGCGGGCTCTCCCGCGTCGATACCGCGGTGCGCGAGATCACAGGCGCGACGGAGAGCATCAACCGCGTCGCGGAGGCGGTCGCCGCATTCCGCCTGGAGCATGAGCGCAACGGGGGCGACTTCGATAAGGCCGTGCGCTATGCGAAGGACACGCTTGCCAACACGCAGGGGCTCTACTCTCCGACCAACGCCGCCCCCGCGTTCCGCAATCCGGCGCTGCGGCCCTTCCTACAGTTCAAGCAGTTCCCGCAGATGGTCTACAGCCTGCTCGGGAAGAGCCTCTACAATATGTTCAAGAACGAGGACCCCAAGGTGCGTGCCGAAGCGGTGAGGGCGTTCGCTGGCGTCATCACCACCCATGCCGCCATGGCTGGAGCGCTCGGCTTACCCATGGAGGTAATCAAGGCCCCGATCATGCTCGCGAACGCCCTGGGCGTTACGAATACGAGCTGGGCCGACATCGAAGAGAAGGCGCAGGAGCAGGCCACCGAGATGTTTGGCCCGCAGGTGGCAGAAGTCGTCATGCACGGGCTCTCTCGGGCGCTCGGCCCATTCAGTGTGGACGTGCACCATAGGCTCGGCCTGAACTCGCTGCTGACGTTCGGCGAGCCGAAGTCGAACAAGCCCGAAGACAGCATGAACTGGATACTGCAAACGGTGGGCGGCGCTCCCGCGTCGATGGCGCAGGACGCCTTCACTGGTGGGCAGGCGCTCATGAATGGCGACTTTGGGAAGGCCGCGGAGCACCTCATCCCCATCAAACAGTTCGACGATCTGGCGAAAGCCTACCGCCTGGGGTCTGATGGCAAGCCTAGCGCGCGTGGGGGTGGGATGGAGCCCATGGGCGCTGCGCAGATGTTCACGCAGGCGCTCGGGTTCAAGCCGGCGTCGGTGGCGAAATACGACGAGGCGAGCTGGGCGGCGAAGAAGACGATCCGCACACAAGGCGAACAGAACCATAAGCTCATCAACGATTGGGCTGGAGCGCGGACCCCCGGCGACCGGGCGCGCGCCATGGCGCGGATCAGCGCCTACAACGACACACAGCCCGCCGAGGCTCGCATCACGCACAAGATGCTCGATCACGCAGCATCGAAGCGAGAGAAGGCGTCGGCGTCGGGCAACAACATCCTCGGGATGCCGGTCACTGCGCAGAACCGAGCTGTCTTGCAGAAGTATCGCGATACGTTTAATGTGCAGTGATTACCTAGGAGGGTAACATGGCCAAGGACCCATTCGCGACGAAGGGGGGCAAGCTCGGCACCGTCAAATTAGGCGGTAAGGGGGGAGGGAGATCGAAGGGCGGCAAGAGTGAAAGGGCCACCTTCGAGGGGGAGCTGAAAAAGCACGCTCCTAAGAAGTCGAAACCAGTTGAGCCGAAACTCGATCTTGGAAAACATAAGAAATAGGGGGTTGGGATGTCGGATGGGGCTGATGATGCCACGACTGATGCCACGCCGCCGATGCCGATGGATGATTGGCTCGCGCAACGAGCCTATGCCCTCTGCCATGTGGGGCGGCTGGCGACCGACACGGAGGATGGGGACGTGCATACCCTCGCACTCGAAATGATGCGCAAACTCATCAATAGCGTCAGGGTGTCGAGCACCGCTGATATTCGCACAATCAAGTGAGGGCGCGATGGCTCGCGATTACAAGCACGAATATGAGAGCTACCACTCGTCGCCCGAGCAGAAGAAAAAGCGGGCGCAGCGAAATGCCGCGCGCCGCGATGCCGAGAAAGCCGGTCGCGTCAAGAAGGGTGACGGGAAAGATATCGACCACAAGCGCCCGATCCGCAGCGGCGGAACGAACGCCCCGAGCAATTTGCGCGTCAAGAGTGAGAGCGCAAATCGCGCATGGCGGAAGGGCAAGAAGGGCTACGACTGAGTAGCCATCCAGGGGCGCAGCTCTAGGAAGCGAGAAAGAAACGCACTGCGGGCACGCTCAGGGTCCAGGCACTCGATCTGAACATCCGCGATCCGCACACCGCGCAGGACCTCCCAATCATCGTCATTGTGCAGAAGTCTTTTTTGCTCAGTCGCGAGCATGATGTTGTCTGCCTCCTTGACCTCCAGTGACCACGCACCGACCACGCCGAAACGGTCAAAGATCGACCACTCAACGCGGTTCTCGATGGCCTTGTATTCTGGCAGCAGTCCCTTTAGGGGCCGAGAAACGTCTCCGAGAAACGCCTCTGCCGCATCGTGCATCAAGCCCGCGAAGGCGAACTCAGGCGGGACGATGTTGCTGACGTGAACACTATGCTCGGCGACGCTGTAGAAGCGAGGGCACTGGCCGGCGAAGCGGCACGTCATTGCGAGCCCGTGGGCGATATCCTCAATCGTGTAGTGGCTCCCATCCGGGTCAAGGAAGTCAAAATATGTTCCCCCCACGAGCCGAATGGTGGGACCAACGATAGTCTTCACTGCTACTGATGTGTTCATTGTTACCCCCACAGGTTATGCGCCCCAATAGAAAGCTTCGGTCACCCACACGATCATGGGCCATTCCCCTTTCGGGCGCTCATACCACCGAATTTCACGCCAACACGGGACGAACCACGTCTCGACCATTGTTACCTCCACAGGTTACGCGGCCTCACTTGCCGCGGGCGACACTTCGTTGCCTTCGAGGAACTGCTCAAGCTCCGTGCCGGCGAGGGGGATTTGCCAGAGCTTGCGTGTGATTTGATCGGCATACTTTGTGCCTGAACCCAAACGCCCATGGGTGCTCTTCGCCCCCAACTGCGCCTCCATCGCTTGTAGGAAACTCGACTTGGATATCTCCCTCGCCTTCAACCAAATCCCGAGCGCGCTGTCCGAGATGCGGAGCAACTGGTTCTCACGCCCGAACTGGATTTCCAGACCTTGAAGCCGGTCGAGCCTGGAAGTCCCTTCGCCCTCAACAGCAACCGCATTCGCGGCGGGCTTGCCACGCGTTATGAGCACGCGGTTCGTCGTGATCGAGTGCGCCAACATGCGCTCAGCCAGGAAGTCGCCCAGGATCGACGCCACGTTACCCGTCTTGCTCAGGTCGTTCGGGGCCATGTTCTTCTCGCCGCGCATCCGCAGGAACTCGCTCTCTAGGAACCCGGTCAGGCCGTCCACATCAAACGAAGTGAGCCCGATCTCGTTCGCGACTTGCGCGCCCACGGTGAGCACGGTGAGAGCCGCGACCCAGAAGCGCTCGTCTGGCTCGGCATGGAGGTAGTTCTCCCAATCGATGCGCGTCTGATTGATCCGGTCGTGCATCGCTTCATAGTTCTCGCCGATGTATTTCGCGTAACGTAGACCGGCCTCTCCATAATTGTCGCGCAGCTTTCGGACCATCTCCCCGAGCATGGGGCAGCGCTGATCCTCTGTGATCGGCGGCACTGTGAACTCGAACATGCGCATGTGGCCCGCGTTCGACGTGGCCATGCTCTTGAGCACCGCGTCGTAGAGGCTCTCGTTCGAGGCATAAATTAGGAGCGTGCTCCAGGAGTGCTGCTTAGCGAGCCCCCCCTCGCGCGTAGCGCGGGACTTCTCCTTGCCGCCCGTAAGCTGGAACATCAGCTTCACGAAACCTAGCGTTTGGCTAGGCGTCTTGATCTCATCAAAATAAATGGGCAAGTTCTTGATCTTCCCCGCTTTGACGAAGACTGAATTGATCGTATCATCCAGACCTTGAGGGGCCGTAACCGGGTTACCCCAAACAGCCTGGGCGATTTTGAGTGTTGTTGTTTTTCCGACTCCACTCGCTCGCGACACGGCTCCAATGACAACACCGTCAACCTCCCCAACCAGCCGAACGAGTGGCGACGCAAACGCGGAGGCCAGGATACAGTCGAGTGCTGGACGCTGTTGGTCTGTAATAAGGCGAGCCGCTTCGATCCACTTCCCATCCGCTCCGCAGGGCATATATTGCTCACGCAGAGCCGGCTCGGGCGGCGGGGCAGGGTGCTCGCCCTTGGCGTTGAACAGCTTACCTCCGTAGGTAAAGCCCTCATATTCGGCTCCCTTGAAGTTCCAGCCAAAGGGGTCGGATTGAATGACGCTTTTGGCGGCGGATTGAAGTTTCTGCAAGAAGGCTTCCATGAAGGCCAACACTTTCTCATCGGCGCGGATGGGGACGAGCGACTTGAAGAGGGCTCGCGTCAGCGTGTCCTTCGTGCCGCAAGCAGACATCGGGATCGAGACCGCCAGGGCCGTGCCGTCGCGGTAGGTGGATTGGAATTGCAGACAGTGTTCTTTCCCGTCTGAGGTGATCCACGGGTGCTTAATGGGCAGGGGAAACACGAGCTGCGGCTTCTGGCTGCCATCTGCGTCTGTGATGATGGCCACGATCTGCCCGAGAGCGTTCTTGCTATAGCCCTGCGGCACCCAACCCAAGTCCTCCGTGGGGACGGGGAGAGTGTTCGTCGGAGTGAGCGCGCCGGGCGCGGTCAGCGGCGTCTTGCCGAGGGTGAGATGCGGGCAAGTCTTGCATTGTGTTGCGCCAGCCCGACTAATGGCGGCGCAGGTCGGGAAGCCCCTGTTCCCTTTCTCTCGATCCGCTTTGGCCCTATCGAGCTGCTCCCAGAACTCTTCCTGTGTGAGCGTCGCGCGCTGGTCCATCAGTGACCATGCCACGCCGTCCGTCTCTTCGCAGAACGTCGCGATCTGGTAGGCGATGCGGCGGAGCATGTTGTCGTTGTCCGCGCCGCCAGTATCGAGCGAGTGCTTGATCCACGGGCACGCATTCTGCAAGTCGGCGATGCGACGTGGCGCAGCTCCTACCTGAATGCCCGCGGAGAACTCGCTCTCTTCAACTATGGGCGCGCGACGCTCCAGCACCGGCTTGTGTTCGATATCTTCGGCTGTGATGTAAGGCGTCAGCGCTGCGACCATCTTCTCATTGAGGACGTTCGTGTCGCGGAGAAGTTTCAATTCGACGGGCTTCGGCGTGCCGGTCTTCCAATGATAGGTGCCCGGCACTCGCAGGATGCGGACGCGGTCCACCGTCACTTGGCTGTCGAAGTGCATCCCGTGCTGGCGTGCTGCATTGCAGAGCCCATTGGCGAGCGGCTGCCACTCGTCGGGCGTGAGTGCGTCGGCGAGCACCCAATAGACGTGGAGCCCGCCCGAGCCGGATTGCACGACGGCTGTGACCTTCGGGAGCTTCGCATCCTCGATGAACTTACCCAGCGCGGTAACAGCCTCGGCCCCTGTCTGGTAGCCATCCTTCTTCCCGACATCGATATCCATGAACAGGCTGTTCAGCGCCACCGCGTTCTCGGCCAAGCGTATCGCGACCTTATAGGACCGCCCCGTGCCTCCGTTGGTCCGTGTCTCCGCCTCGCGCTGCGTGGCGAGGCTCACATAGATGTCGCGAGTGTCCTGACGCGTCAGGAGATACTGGACTTGGCTTGCAGCCTCATCGAGCGATAAACAGGGGCGGCTCGCCCAATAAATCTTCCCTCCCCCAAACTTCGTATAATGCAGCCCCACATGGCTTGTGCCATCCCAAGGAACAACCCGAGCCAGATATCGCCGCGCGTCGTGATTTAAAGTCTTTGTCATTGTTGCACGCCGCTAGAGTTGCGCATGGCCGGGGGCGCCCCCGGCCATTGTTAGCGTGTTACCATGTTACCGGATCAGGTAACTAGATCAGACCCTCAAGCGTAGCGTCCAGCGCCGACTGGAAGTCCCCAGGGAGCGCCGAACCGTTCGCCTCTTCGTGCTCGGTGATGGCCTGGTTGATCTCGTCCCGCGACAGCGCGACCGTCATCTCCGGGTCGGCAGCGGGCGCAGCTTTCGCCGCTGCGAGGTTGATCCGCACCCCTGCCGGCTTAGCCGGCTTCCCTTCTGAGCTAGGGGCCGCGACCTTCTCGGGGGCAGCCATCGCCTGAGAAATACCCCCCAGCTTGGCTCCGGGCCGCGCTGATGCGGCTTTCGGAGCAGCCTGTGGGGTGGTAGCTGGGGCGACGACAGGGGCCGCAGCAGGCTTCGCAACGCCAGCCGGGCGAGCCGGGGCCGGTCTGGCAGCCGCAGCAGCGGGTCTTGCAACGGGGGCCGCGGCGGGCTTCGGGGTCTCCTGCTCGAACTGCGGGCCAGCCGCCGCAGGCTCGCCCTGGGCGACATGCTCCATCTCATTGATGATGCGCAGCACGCGAGGGTCCTCGCGCAGAGAGGCAATGTGGACGCTTTCATCGTCGCCCAGCGCGCGGATTTCCTTGAACAGGAGCTTCGGGAACTCGCTATTCGGATCGAAACGGACACGCGTGCCGATGGCGAAGAGGGGGAAGCCGAAGCCCTTCATCTTGGTCTCGTATGTCGCCAGCTCCCCGAGGGACGCTGCCGGCACTCGAAGGAGCATCGGCCCACCGTAGGTCTCGTTCTCGATGTCTCCGAGCACCGTGACGGCAAGGCGCTTCACATCGGCGCAGGCTTTCCCCTTGCCGTTGGTGCCCGAGCCGAACTCGTCATACGGGCATAGCGCGCAGACCTGGGCGCAGGGCTCCGTCACAGTGGCGTCCGGCGTCTTGCCGTTCGACGACCAGCAGTCGGGAGGATTGTTCGAGCCCTGCTCATAGCCGTTGGCATAGAAGCTCTTGCTCAGATGCGGCGCGGCGCGAATGAGGATCAGCTCGACGCTCGGCAGCGGGTCTTCGTTCTCATCGAGGAGCGGCATTTCCTCGCCGCGATATTTGAGCCGCCACACCTTGCCGCGGAACCCGAGCACCGGGAACCCCGCGACGATGCCAGCACCGAACTCGCTAGCCGCTTCGGCGGAAGGGGCGAGCACAGTTGACAGCTTCCCGAAGCCCTGGGGGAGTAGGGCGATTTCATTTGCCATTTCGTTTGTCTCCTGAGATCGATGTTACCTAGACGGGTTACGCTTCCGGCGTGGGAGCGCCCGTCAGCACGAACTTGGTGAATTGATCCGCCACATCGATGACCTGCGGGGGCGTCCAAGTCCCCGAGCGATGCTCGGCGTAGTTCAGCGCCTTGTCGAGGCAGACGAGGCGGACTTGCTTCGCCTGCTCGGCCTCGGCTTCTTTTCTGACGTTCACATTGGCAGCGATGTCGTGTTTCATGATTGCTCCGTTTGATGTTGTTACCTTGGTAGGTTACCGGGGCTCGGTGCCGAACCATACAGCGCCCAGCCCCGCCAAGAGGAAGCAGAGATATGCCTGATACCAAGGCTCGTGGATGGGGACGTAGTAGAAGATTTCCATAGCCTACCCCTTGGGTTTCGTAGGTGCCGTGACGCCGACCTTGACGACCGTCGCCACTTTCACACCGGGAGGAAGGGTCTTGTGTTCCTCCAGGAAGTCCTTGATGGCGGTCTTGTTCGCCTTGCGGTCGATCAAGTCCCACGCCTCGCTGCCGATGACATACCGCATGAAAGCATCGGGGTCTTCGAGTGAGGCCGAGAAGTCGGTCTTTTTATAGACTGTCCCGGCCTTCGTCTTGGCGTTCTCCTGGCCGGTAGCGTTGAGCCATCCCAGCATCAGCGCCTCAAGGTCGGCTTTCGCCTTTTTATAAGGCGCGAGTTCTTCCTTGTGGCGCTCTTCAATTTCCTCTTGCTTGGCGCGGAGCTTCCTATATTGCTCCACTCTAAGCTCGAAATCAACTACGGGGGTGTGCGCATTCATCATCTTCCTCCATTGTTAATCTCTGCCTGCGATCATCAGCGCGCAGACAAGATATCCGACACAAGCGCCCATCATGAGCGTGAGTATAGTCTCAAGCATAGGGTGTTACCTTTCTAGGTCAGGTGGCTTCCGCCAACAACTCCAAGAGCCTATTCTGCACGTTCTCTTTGTCGCCCAGCGCCTTGTATATTTTACGCTCAATGGGCGACCCACCAACCATCAGCACGAGCTGCTTGTGCTTCTGGCCGATACGCGTAATCCTGCCGTTCGCCTGCATGAAGGTCTCCAGGTTCGTCACCGGAGCCCCCCATATGATCGTGTCGGCACGGGTGAGCGTCAGTCCGTGCGCCATGCAGTCGGGGTGCGCCCCGAGCACCTTGTAGCGGTCGGTGTTCTGGAAGTCGGAGAAGATCGCGCTCCGCTTACCCGCGGGGGTATCCCCAGAGACGAGGGCGTAGTCAAGCCCCTCCTTCTCGAACCGCTTGCCGAGCGCCGCCAGCGCCGACTTGAACGGCACGAACACGAGCACCTTCTGGGCGGCATCGTCGATCTTGTCGATGACCGTCTGGAGCCGCAGGTCGTTGTCCAGCTCCACCACGCGGCCATCGTGGGTGTAGACCCAGCCCAGCGCGATCTGGAGCATCTTCGACATCGCCGCGCCGGCGTTCTGCGCATCGATGGTGTGGTTGCCGATGCACGCCAGCGCCGCGTTCTTCATGGCGTCGTAGGCAGCTTGCTGCTTGGGGCCGAGCGGCACGTCCACATAGCGGATGACCTGCTCAGGTAACTCCAACACGTCCGACAACTCAAAGCGTGTCGAGGGCTGGAGCATCTGCATGGCGCGCTCGATGGCCCCGGTCTTCGGCTTCCATTCAAACGGGCCAGCCTTGTAGCAGAGGTCCTGCTCCAGATGCTTGAAGTATTTCGGCACAGTGTTGGGGGTGATGATCGATGCCTGCCCCCAGATGTCAGTGACGTGCCTCGGCATAGGGGAGCCCGTCATGCCCCATACCCATGAGAAGCGCTGCGCGAACTTGCGCATCTGCTTTGTGCGCTCGGAGCTGCCGTTCCGATACGCCTTCGATATCTCGTCGATACACAGCACGTCTATGTCCGCGCGCGCCGCCAGCTCCGCGCCTATCGTCTTGATCCCGTCGAAATTGATAACGTAGACATCAGCCTCGACAGCAAGCTTCTTGAGCCGCTTGGCTTTGTTCGGAGCGTAGAGGACCGACGTAGTGAGATGGGGGAAGCGCTTGAACACCTCCGCCTCCCAAACGAACTCCAGCGTGGACAATGGGGCGACGACGAGCATCCGCCGCGCGAGCCCCTCCTGGCGCAGAAAGTCGAACGCCCCAATCGCTGTAAATGTCTTGCCCGTGCCCAGGCCATTGAAAACGTAGGCGCGCCGCTCAGTCGTGAGCATCGCTGCCGTCTTCTTCTGCACGTCGAATGGCGTGTTGTCGGCCCAACCATACTGCGTGAGGATCGGAGCGGGGGCCTCTATGCCGAGGGACCGAAGGAGCTTCGTGGCTTGGAAGTTGTGTGGGACTTCGAGGCTACCTTCATGGGTAACCGCCGCGTCGGGGATCAGGCCGGCAATGCGGTCGTCATAGTCAACAATAAGCGTTCCGCCAGCCATCGATCTAACTCCATTGCGCCTGCTTGGCTGTCGATCACGAACACCTTCGTCCCGCGGGCTCTATGCTCGCCGATCAATTTCTCCTGACGAGGCGTAGGCGCTTTGCCTGGGGCTTTGGTTTCAATAAAAAAGGCGACTGGCCCGAGACAGCAGTGGTAGTCCAGGCCGGCGGCACCCAAGCCATTTTGAACCGGGCAGAAGTAATAGGCCCCGTTTCTCTTGAGAACTGCATTGACCATATCCTTGATTACGCCCTCGGCGGTGCGGGCCATGTTACCCTCTCAGGTCACTCTGCTGCGACGAGCTTCGGGCCGCTCAGCACGACGCTTAAATTCTGCGTGCGCACCGAGACCCCATCGATGTCTTCCCAGGACACGTTGGGGTGGGAAGTGCCCCCGCTCGGCAGCAAACGGACGAAGCCCGTGCCCCAGCCGGCAAAAAGAATGACCCCGCGGCGGTATAGTTTCACCTGCCGGAAGACGCCCTTACTGCGCAGGATGACGTGTGCGTCGTCAATGACGTGGAATAGATCAGCCATTACGCCCCCCAATAGTGTCTCTCATAGAAGCCGTTGCGCTCGACACAGGCCGCGCATACGGGCTCTGGAAACCACGATACCCAGTAGCCTCTGACTGGCGATACTCTATTAGGGGCGGTGAAATACCCGAAGCAGTGCCCACATCGGCGGCCGGTCAGAGGCCATCGCGTAGTCTTACTAGCCATTAGTTGCTCTCCCCATGATGTGCGCAGATCGTCACCGGGCAATACTTCCGGCACAGGCGATTAGGCGTCACCGGATACTCGCCCGTGACGAACGCTTGCTTGACCGGCTCTAGGCGCGGGAGCACCGCGGCCCACAGCTCCGCCATCTCGTTCCGGGCGAAGTCCTCGCGCGTCGTCAGATCGCCGCTCTTGAGCCACACGAACTCGGTGCGGACCTTCTGCAACTCAGGGTAGTGTGAGAACGCAAGTTGCGCGAATAGCGCGAGCTGCACGCTGTCATCGAGCACCTTGCCCATCTTCCAATCCAGCAGCACCGCTACCGGCCCCATGCGGATGCTCACGTCGACCACGCCGCGGAACCAAGCCTTGTCGTCGAAGAACTCGCAGGGCTGGAAGTCCTCAGTGATCGCGAGCTTCTGCTCTACCGCGACGATGCGCCCATCATTACCTGTGCCGGTAACCCTATCCACCCACGGCTGGAACTTGGCGAACCGATCCGGCAGCGGGATGTTCTTGCCGATGGCCCCGGCCATTGCATCGTGGACTTGGTTGCCTTCGATCAGATTGTCGCCAAGCTCGTCGACGAAGTCCTTCTTGATGTCGGCATGGTAGTGGCGTTTCGGGCAGCTCTCGAAGTTCTTGAGCTTGGAATACGACCAGGAGAACTTCCTGACGCGGGGCTTCGGGGCGAAGCGGGAGGGAGCGAGTGCCATGGTGTTACCTGTTGGAGTAAAAGAGGCCGGGGCCGACACAAGCGCAAGCTTAGCCGTAGCCCCGGCCAGTTGGCCGGCTGCGAGGGAGGATCAGCCGGGAAGGGGTAGGGGGCTGCTCGAAAAGGCTTCGAGCATTGCTAGGGTGCGACTGCGGTCCTCGGGCAGGAGATAGTAGCCCACGCCGCGCACCGTTTGAATTTGGATGTCCCGCCGCGCCAGTCTTGAGCGCAGTCGGTGGATCATCACACGTTGGAACCGAGCATCTAGCCCGGTTACAGCCCCGAGTAACTCAGTAGTCGCGACGGAGTTACACAAGAGCGTCTGTAGCATCTGCGCTTGCACTACAGGCGTCTGTAGCACGATGCAGATTGTCTCAACGGACACGCGCTCTTTACTATCGTCTTCGGGCGTAGCCCCCGAATGGCTGGCAAATGCAGGGGTCATCTACTGCCCATCTCCAAATCGCTGTGGCGTTTTCTGTTCTATATTACTGTTACCACTGTGTCAACAACATATTTATAACGCTACCGCAACCATGCGATAGCGTAAGCTTGACCATAAGCCTACTTCGCATCCCCGAACGTCGGCCCCACACCCGCCTCGGCATCGAGGGGCAGGTCAGGCCCCCACGCCGGTCGCCGCCGCATCTCTTCGAGCACGATGGCTTTGGCCTCCTCGACAGCCTCCAGCGGCACCACATAGACGTTCTCGTCGTGGACTTGATGGGCAAGCCGCAGGCCGTCCATTACCCACTCTGCATGGAGAGCCTGATTGATGAAGTTGGCGCTTCTAAAGCGAGCGCGCACCCGCACCGCCGCGTCTATGACGCAAATCCTATCGAGCGACTGCACGATGTTCTCCAGCGTGAGCCCGCCGTAGAGCTTCTTGCGCTTACCCGCGTAGGTAAAGCGCCACTCTTTCTTGCCCTCTTTGTTCGTTTCGTAGCGCAGGTCCTCATAGAACAGCCGCATGCCAGAGGGTAGGAGTATCGCGCCCTTCTCGAACACGCAGGGGCCGAACGTCTTGCCCTCCGCTTGGCCGTTGGCGATCTCGGGGATCATGTCGGTGAAGATTTTCCACTGAGCCTTGATCCTTGCATATTTGGAGCGGTAGAGATTGACGATGCGCGCGGCTTCCTCGATCTCCAGGAACATCGGCGTGCCGGCATCGGCAGACTGAATACGCCACGTCGCTTGGAACTTGTCCCGCCCCATGCCGAAGCCTAGCCCTAAGATCGCGATCTTACCCCCCAGGCGCATGTGCCCCGTCGTCTTATCCCCCTTGATTACCTTCACCCCATAGATGTCCGTAGCGAACGCTCCGTAGGGGTCCCCGCCGGTCTCGAAGATGTCGAGCAGGTTCCTCTGCCCGCACAGCCACGCATTCAGCCGCGCCTCGATCTGCGACGCGTCGCAGGTCAGCACCACATGCCCCTCGGGGGCCTTGAGGGCTTGCCGCAGCTTCTTGTTCTTGCGGCTCGGGAGGTTCTGTGCGTTCAGCTTCCAGTCGCCAGAGAAGCGATGTGTGTGCGCCCCGCTGAACCGTAGCGGGATCGGCATCCACGAGTTGTTACCGTCATGGGTAACTTGAGCGATGTTGATGAACCGCTGCGTGCGGCTCTCTTCCAGCGTAGACTTTATGCCTGTGCGCGCCGCGGCAAGCGCCTGCACATCCGGGTCGGGATGTTCCTCCAGCTCATCCATGAACTCGTCGGTCTTGGCGAACGCATAGATCGGCTGACCCGTCGTGAGAGAAGTTTTGGTTCTCGGCTCCACGCCCAGCGATCTGAGCGCCTCGGCGAACTTGTCGTTTGATGATAGGTCCTCTCTCGTGAGACCCACGCGATCCAACAGGCTCTCTTTGTCGGCGAGGATTTGCCCTAGGTGCTCGTGCAGTTTCTCCTGGTCAATCGTAAACTGAGGCCGGGTGGCCATCTCGATCACCATATGATTGATGACGAACTCCTGCGGCGGGAACTGCGGCGCGAGCTGCTTGTAGATGCCGCGGCACATCTCCACGTCGTTGAGCGCATACTCCACGAGCCCGCGCATCCGCCCCGAGCGCTCGATCTCGTCGTAAGTCATGCCGAGCACGCTAGCGAGCGCCGAGCCTTTCTTGCCGATACCCAGATAGCCGCCGACGTTGTCGAGCGACACGCGGCCCCCCGGCAGTTTGTGCATGAGCAGCGCCCGTGCCATGCTCATCGTATCGACGCATAGCTTCGGATAAATCCCATACCGGAACGCCAAGATACACGCGTCAAAGAGCGCGTTGTGGGAGACGAACGCGAAGTCATTGCCATGCACGCGCAGGCAATCGGCGAACTTATCGCGCGGCATCCAGGTCGATTTCTTGTCGCCGTCACACACTGCCCAGCCAATCGTCTCGTAGCGTGGATCGAGGATGTATTCGACTGGCGTCATCTTGCGGAGCGAATACTCTTTCGAGTAGAACGTCTCCGCGTCTCCGAATATCCATCTCATATGTGTTACCCTTACAGGTAGACGTCGAGTAGTGCCCACTCGCGGCACTCGCTGACGATGCAGTCAAGCCCGATAGCTTCGGACCAATCCTCGGGGATCGGATAAGACATCGCCGAGTCCGCCCGGATGCTTGCCGGGTTATCGAGGCTGTAAATTGTATGATTGGGCTCAGTCGAGATGCCGTCGCCCAGGAGCATAGCGCGCAGCAGAAGGCCGTCAAGGACTTTCCCGCCATCCCAAACTACTTTCGGGATCGCTGGAATATTCTTGGGGAGCGCCCCGGACTCGATCTCTTCTGAGATGCGGGTGAATAGTTTATGGGGCAGGATGCGCGCGACTGACTGCCCAAGCTCACTGTTCCTGTCGAACAGTGTTCTATAGGACTTGGAGAGTAGTGGGAGAAGCCGCGGGTCGGACAGCCTGACAAGTGTGTAATAGAGGAAGAGCTGCGCTTCCATGAACTCTTGCGATAGCTCTCTCCGCGCCTCGCACCACGCCGCAAGCCGCCCCTCTGCCTCCACGTCGCAGGTGGTGGTTTCTTCGCTCGAATACATATAGTGCGGGAGGAGGAAGGACGTTATGCTCACGAGGAATGTGGTGCTTTTATAATTAAGCCGGCGCGAGAAACCGACGTCCGGCTGCGTGAGCTTCTTGGCCTGGACCAGGATATCTTGATCCTCCGGGCGCACATAGAGCGATAGTATGTCGCGTTCCTGGACTTGCGGCTCGACATGCGCTGCGAGCCCCTCGATTGCACGTTTAAGAACGCCGCACATCGGCTGCATCGCGTCGGAAGGAATGATTGGCATGGTGTTACCTTTCTAGGTTACGCTCCCGCGTCGCCGCCCGCTTGGCCGTGCGGAAAGCGTCATCTTTGAGCCAATAGCCCACAGTCGAATAGTCCATGCTGAATATCTTCGCGATGCGCGCGAAGCTCCAGCCCGGAAACTCGGCGGCGATGGTTCGTATCGCCCTCACCCGCGCCTCGATGACTTTGGGGGAGCGCTGCCGCCCCAAGATCGCCCCCACTTCAATGCCGGCTTCATCCGCAATGAGGCGGATGATCCGATCCGTCACATCCCGCGGCGTCTGCGTAGCACGAGGCGGCACATCCTCCGCCGGCAGAAGTCCCTCCACCGTCTTGAACATATGCCCGTTGGGGCAGTCGCGCACTCGTATTCTTGTGAAGGGCTCTCGCCCCGGCTTGCTGTCGTAGACTTTGGAGTCAGCTCCGCATTTAGGACACTGCACGCTGTTACTCCCCACTCGATGCCAGATAGTCGCGGACAGCTTCGATTGCAGCTATGAATACGCCCTCATTAATATTCTCAATCTCCCAATGGGCCAGAGCCGAACCGAGTAGCTCGCTGGCGCTCGCGTTGTTCGGCGTAGCGTTGAACAAGTCCACGGTCTCAGCAAATGAGGGGGAATTGAGCCGCGTGATAGTTGAGGGGATTAGCATGGTGTTACCTTTCTAGGTATAGTTACGAGGGTGTGCTCAGTTTCACGGGTGCCTATGCGCCCTGACGGGGTCCCGAACTGAACCTTGTAGCGCCTTTAACGCTCGCCCGATGCCCTCGCGCCGGCTGCGGGGAAAGGTCCCGTCAGGTGTCCTTGAATGGCAGATCGACGACTTCGCCGAATGGGTATGTCGGGCGGTAACCGCCCGTGCTGATGTTCCCCCAGATCACCGGGTAGCTCGGAGCCGCCTGCGGGAAGCTCCCATAGCCGTCGGTCAGGTAGATCAGGAAGTCACACTCGTTGTCGAACTCCTCAGCGATCCTGTCGAACACGGGGCGGAAGTCCGTGCCGCCGCCGCCCTTGATCTTCTTCACCTTCAAGTCCGAGCTGTCGTCGCAGCGTGATAGTTCTTGGACTTCTGCGTCGCACTGCATGAGCCACAGCTCGCGCGGGCGGGCGTCATCCATGATCCCCGCCACTTCGCCCATGAACTGATCCATCATACCCTGCGTAATGCTCCCCGACGTATCCACGCCGACGATGATCCTCCCCGCGCCAAAGCCCACGCGTCCAGGCGCGCCGATCTTCCGCACGACGAGTTGCGGGTCGAGCGTGCTCCAGCTTGTCGCGGAGCTTCCGAGCGAGCGCGAGACGACAGTGCGCAGCTTCTCCCGCCAATCGACTTTCGGCTCTAGCAGCTCCTTGAAGAAGCGATCTAACCCGGCAGGTAACTTCCCCTGCACGCGAGCCGCCTGCGCAGCGATAGCGATGGCCTGCCCCCATGCCCCCTCGTCGCGCTTGTCTGCCGCCTCCTGCGGGCTCTCTCCATCGCCTGTGCCGGGCTCCAGGTGGTTATCAAAGCGCCCCTTGCCGGGGTCCTCGCCACCCTTACCCTTGCCCTTCTCCATTTCCTTATAGACCTTGCGGTAGGCGTCGATGACGCTGTCCGTGGGCTTCGCCAGCTTGAGATCATAGAGCGCCCCATCCGGCAGGGCTCCAATGTCGCTCTCGACCAGGAGCGCGTTGATGACAAAGTCCTGCGCAATGTTCATCGCGTCTCCATCATAGGGCAGGCGCGAGCCGTCGGGATACTGCACATATCCGCGAGCCTTGTGCATGTGGAGCTGGCCGCAGTGATTGAGCGCGGCATGGAGTATCTCGTGCGCGCCGATGAACATGCGATTGAGCAGGTTGTATTTCTTGTCATCGAAGAACGTCTTCGGATTGATGAACATGCGGCGGTCGTCGGTCGCCGCCACTGGCACGCGCTTGTCCTCGGTGAAGAACGCATGGCGATCTTGATCGTCCGACATCATCGAGTAGAGCAGCGACGTGAAGCAGGGAGTGCTCCACTGCATCGCCGTGCGCGTCTCAAGCCACGCGCGTTCCTCCTGAGGCGTCAGCCCGACGCGCTCCAGCTCGATGTGCTTGGCTTTTATCTGGTCGAAAGGATTGGGGTCTTGGGTCATAGGGTGTTACCTTCCTAGGTTGTCCACGTTCTCTTCGAGCACGCGCTCTTGGATCGCGCGCAGCTCGGCATCACTTGGGGATGCGAGCACCGACGCAATGAGTTTATAGACCGCCCACAGAACGCTGCGCATGTTACGGCCCCCTCACATTCACTATTCCCATCGAGCCGTCGGAGTATTTCCTGCGCTGCTCGGCGGACGCTTTCTCGGCGATGATAAGGCTGGAGAATTGACTCGCGACGATGTGCCCCACCTCATAGATCACTTGGTTGCATTCAACTGGTGACAAGCCCGAGTTTCGAAGCTCGTTCTCCATGTCCCGCCGAGCGCGGAAAACCGGCACGACGAAGCCAGCGTTATTCAGCTTGCCCTGCATCTCGCCAGAGTTGGTCTTGGCGATGATGCCCGCCCACTCCGCCCACTGGACTTCCTTCTGGCATACGGCGAGCACCGCGCCCCACTCACTCGTCGTGGCGTCCGCCATAAGCAAGAGGATTTGGGCGGCGCATGTCTGGAGTTCTTCTGGTGTCATGGTGTTACCCCTTCGGGTAAAACGCCCAGGCTCCCATCAGGAAGCCCATCAGGAAGCCGATATGCACCCGACGCTCGGGCGGACAAACGCGGTTGGTTACGAACGTCGCGAGCGAATAGCCGATGCTCCCCACTAGGAACTCAAAATAGAACATCACTCCGCCTCCGCTTTCTGGGGCTCGAACAGCGCGATCTCATCCGTGCCGATGTAGACGCTGTCGCTGATGATAGCTATCTGCGGCTTGGGGCGCGGGCGTCCAGTCGGCGAGGCGTTCGCTGCGGAGAGCATGAGCGCCTGCGTGTAGAGCACCTGCGCGGCCTCGCGCGCGGCTTCCTTGATCGCCTCCGTCGTGTCCTTGTCGTCGGGGTCGATGTCGATCTTGAGTTCGATCTTGAATGTGCTGCGCATAGTAACCTCTACCCTTGTGGCGCTCCAATCGGAGAAGCGGGATTGTTTCTCATAGTGCTCAGAGCACGTCACTTCGACGAGCTTAGGTTTCGGGCGTCGCGGGCGAAGCCTCCTGCGAGCACCCCACAACACCCCAGGCGCACCCTTAATCAGGTGTTTGCTGCGTATCATTTCAGCACGCCGATGATGCTCACGAGCGACGCGTTCTTCATCGCCCACGCCCTGAACGCCGGCAGGTTGACGAACTTGCGGTCGCGAGCGATGGCGTCCTTGGCGAAGATCACGGCGAACTCGTCACCTAGACGGGTAACATAGTCGATCACTGCCGGCGCGTCCTTCGCCTCCACCTGCCGTGCGAGCTTCATGCAGGCCAGCCCGCGAGCGTCGGCCCGCGTCGGGATGCGGATCGTCTTCGGGGCCTTGATGATCTCCTCATAGCTCGGCAGCTCTTGCCCCAGCTTGATCGACACAGCGAGCTGCGCCGCTGCGCCCGCGCCGATGATCCCGTTCAGCTCTTCCACTGTGGTCGGGTCCATCGGGATTTCGCTCGTGCCCTCATACTCCATCTGCCCTTGCAGCTTCGCGTCGGCGGCGCACAGCGAGCGAGGCGTGCAGAACGGACCCTGCACCTCGGGCGGACCATCGGGGAATACGATCTCGGGATGCTCTTCGGCGAAATGGATCACCTCGGGCAGACAGCCGATCTCGCGCATGAACGCGGCCAACCCTTGTAGGTCATCCGAGATGTTGAGGCGCATCTGGCGGTTGATATCGTGGTCGAACTCTTTCGTCGAGCCCGCACGATCCTTCGCCCGGTTGCCGGCAGACCAGACAACCCATCCAGGCGGCAATCTGTGAGAGGCGAAGATTTTGGAGAGCCGCGCGTCGCCCAGGATTTTCTTCTCGTCGAGCGGCATCTTGTCCGCCTCGTCCACGAAGATATAGCCCGCGTCGAACGCCTCCAGCGGCAGCCCCACGAACTCGCCCTTCGAGTTGTAGGTCTTGCACCACCAGTCCGGCTTGGTGAAGCGCGAGTGAGCCACGCCGTCGATCTCGACCGGCCAGAGATAACCCGTCATCGTCGTGAGCGAGACGTTCGTGCCGTTGACGATGACGAGCCCGACGCCCTTCTTGGCCAGCTCGGGGAACTTCGCCTCGGTCAGCGCCGGGGCCTTGCGCATGGCGCTGGTCTTGCCGCGACCGGGGCCACCCTCCAGATGCACAGAGAGCCCATCGTCCTCGGCGCTCATCTGATAATACATGGGGATGCGATTGATGAAGTCGGCGAGTTTCATGCTGTTACCTTTCTAGGTTAGAGTGAGTGGGGACTAGCGTCTATCCCCTGCCAACCCCCGCAGGCTTACGGCCTGCTTCGTGGCGCGGCCTCTCGGCTCCCCCTTGGTGCCTGCTTTCCCTGGGGTCGGGAGCGTCCGTCGAGCACCTTCGGACTCGGTCACGCCGCGTAGCGCGACGCCAGAACGAAGTCAGCTTGTTCGAGGTAGGGGGCCTCCACCCTCTCTATGATATTGCGCTCGGATGGCGTCGCGCCCTCCCACCAATCCCGGTCCACTTTTACAAGGTTCCACCCCTTGTCCAATGTGGCGATCATGCCGTGCGGCAGCTCGGATGAGTTCACCAAGCGGATCAACCTCGGTAGGTAACCTTTCGGATCGAGATTCTTTCTTTTCGGGTTCATGGGGCTCCTCCTGTGTGTGATGATAGTTGCCGACCCCCGCTGTGAGGACCTCGGTCTGTTCGCGGTCATCTATGAGAATGCCGCGCTCGATGCTGTCCAGCACCAGCGACGCGCCGGCGATGATATGCTCCAGGTGGTGCCGCTTGCTCTCGATGTCGGCATCCTCCCCCAGCTCGAACCACTGCTTTAGGTGCCGGTCGATGGCGTCGTAATAGGTGCTTGCCCGGATCGGCTGCTTGCGCCAGTTCTTGAGGCCGTATTTCGCCGCCCCCTGCCGCATGACTTCGTAGACGCCGAACAGGACGTTGCTCGGGAAGAAGTGAGCGCTGGGCTTGGCGTCTCCGTAGGCTTTCTTGGGGTTGTCCCCGCCGCTATCGTGTGCGTTCATGGTGTTACCTCGGTAGGTATCTTGTGGATTGGAAAGCGCCCACTAAGGGCGCTCCCCGCTCAGTGGCAGGTTGTCTGGCAATATTGGTTGTTCGGCCCCCAACAGTTCGTGTAACAGGTCTGGGACTGGTTCAATTGGGCCAGAGCCGGCACGGAGCAAAAGAACAGCAGCGCCGCGACTAGGTATCTCATATCGTCTCTCCTATTCAAACGTCAGAAGCTCGATGATCTCTTTCTGCGTGGGTATGTGGTTGTGCGCGACAGCGAAGCGCGCCACCTCTACGAGAGCATTATACTCCCCACTATACCGCAGCTTGCCCTCATAGATCGCCGCCGACAGCTCCCGCACATGCAGCTTCGCCGTCAGCTCCAAGAGTTTCACGGCTCGATGGCCAAACATCTCGCCTGCCTTGATGACTGAGCGCAGCTTGCTCGCCTGCACCTTGGAAGGGGGCTCGCTCCTGCGTGCATCCCCCCGAGCCTTGCGCCGCGCCTCATTGAAATCCTCCAGCATCTTCGCCGTGTCGTCTGCCGTGATTGAGCCGTCCGCCGCACCCTCGCACATCATAATCGCAAAACGCGCAAACGCCCGATCAGTCAGCCCCACTTCGTGTCCGAAGACGGCGGCGGGGTTCGTCGCGTCTTCGTGTATCCGCTGGCCCATGATTACCTCCTACTGTAACCTGGGCATTACACGAACATTATTACTATGTCAAGTAGGTATATCTAACTATGCCCGTCAGCTTGCTGTCAGTTTGGGTAGTGTAATGTGACAGTGTCACAATTGTTACCTTGCTAGGTTAGCCAGCGCCAGCGCCATCGCCAGCGCCAGCGCCAGCGCCATCGCCATCGCCATAGCCAGCGCCATGGCCAGCGCCATTGCCAGCGCCATCGCCATAGCCATCGCCAGCGCCATCGCCATAGCCATCGCCATAGCCATCGCCATCGCCATAGCCAGCGCCATGGCCGTTGCCATAGCCATCGCCATTGCCGTTGCCATAGCCATCGCCCTTGCCAGCGCCATCGCCAGCGCCATCGCCGTTGCCATAGCCATCGCCATTGCCATCGCCATAGCCATCGCCATAGCCATCGCCATGGCCGTTGCCATAGCCATCGCCATCAGAATGCAGGGTTATTATTTTGCCCATAGCGCACTCCGAATGCTAGCCGCAGCTTCCTCGGTGCAAAATAAAAGCTCACAGGCGTCGGTGATGACCATTCTTGGTAGGAGGGCATCTAGCTTGGACGCTCTTGGGTCAATCCCGGCAGTCGCAACGCCACTTAGTGCAATTCCCCCCGCAGCCTTCCACTTCCATAGCCGTATGGCCCCCTCCAACCATACCATACGCTCTTCGTAGGCGACCAACTCTCCGAAATGAACTCCCGCGTCCCTAGCGCGGATAATGACGGGCTCTCTGTTACCTTCGTATCTCGTCATGACAGCCCCCAAATTACCTGCGTAGGTATTCATGCTCCAGGTAGAACTCACGCAACCACAACCTCGCGGACTCAGCCATGCCGAGGTCTAGGCAGCGCTGTATATGGTAGCGTATCCAATCGATGACGTGCTCGTTGTAGTTCATGAGGATAGCTCCTATTGGAAGCAGGTGAAGCCGAGCTTCACAGCGGCGGAGAAGTTCTCCATTCGCCATAGGCGCACGCTCCTGGCATACTGCTCGGGCGTCATCCACTTGGGCTGAAACGGGTCCGCGTCACTCGTGGCCTTGTCGGCGCTCAGGACGGCAAGCCAGTTCATGAACTTCATGCCCTCGTCGCGG